CAACCCATTTATTTTTTGGGAATACGATAAATGATACCTTGAGCAGTTGCACGTTTAACAACACCAGCAGCAGCCCAATCAGCTTCTATTGCTGCAAGATTGCGACGGTCGCGCACAGTAGGGCGATCCACCTTGATTGCAATAAAACGATCGCGATAATTGAGATGAAAGGCTCTTGCAGAATAAACAAGTTCTAGTGCTAACTTCATGCGCTCTGCACGGGTTTTTTGCTGCTCGGTATAATGAGTGCTGGCAGCATAACTACGCTGGGCAGCATCGCGGGCAGCGGCGTATGCGTAAAATCCTGCGTTTTTGGTATCAAGTTCACGTTCTTGCATTTTGGACTCCTTGTTAGTTACTATACTGCTATTATAGCAAAATGAGCCATTTGGGTCAACCAAAAGAAAATGTTGCAAACGAGCAACAAAAGTTGCTGATCAAGCAAGTTATCGAGACAACATACGAGTTAGTTCTGCATGTAGCAGATTCATTTCCTCTTGGTCAACATAGTAATCAGTCAGCGGATCCCAATACTGGCCTTCTTTTGGATCATAGTACAGTACACGACCGGTAGCATAGAAGAACGGACCTTCTAATCCTTTACGCGGCTGCCATTTTGCATCACGCTCGCCTAGTACAGCATATCCCATAACAGTCTCCTTGATTTAGTCTAAGCGACTACCTGCGTATGCTTCAAAGCCGTATCGACGGAACACATCAGCCGCGGCCCTAGCACCCGTTTCTAGTGTATCAATATTCTGTACCGGATATCCTGCTGGATTCCACAGTTGAAATGTCTTGGTGTAGTCTTGACGCACACCAGCTGCCTTTAGCATACGACCGATCTTGGTGTTGCCTTTGACCTTATAGATATTGATCCATGCAAAGCCACAGGCATACTGGTCTACACCACCCAACTTAACTCGGAAAAATTCATCAGAGGCCGCATAAGCAGCATCTCTGGCTTCACGCACAATAGCGTTGACTTGTTCTTGTGTAAAGTCCATATTACATGCTCCAATAAGTTTCGCTCGAAGGAGAACAGAAGCTGGGTGTATCATAACGCTCTTGGAACTCCTTGCCTGACATCATGTTCTTGCGGGTTACAAAAGTCTCAGACACTTTGGCAAAGTAGCCCTTGGCGCGATATTCTTCAGCCACAGTGTTAATAAAATCCCGGGTAACCGGTGCAAAGTCCTTGACTTCTACAAAACGCATGCCTACTCGATTACGGCCATAACGTTCGTCTTTTTTAATACGCTTGTCTGCTTTGTACAGTTCAACGGTGTATGCGGTAAGTTTTGACATTTGATACGCTCCTTATTAGTTACTATACCAATATTGTAGCAAAATGGGTCTTTATGGTCTACCGCTTTATTTTTGTTGTTATAATTGCAACTGTTGCTTATTCTGCAACAGACAGCATACTAGCAGGAACATTCCAGGTAGTAAAACCTTCACGTACCTTGACGTTTTTAATGTTAATTTTAACAACATTGCCCTGATGTGTGCGACCCGAGCGCGGATTTACAAATTTAACAACATCGCCCAGCATAATGGCTCGTTTGGTTTCGCGAGCAATTTGGGTGCGACGATACTTAACAGCGGCAGCGATGCTTTCCAGTTGCTCATTTGTAAACGAGCCAAACATGATTGCGGAATTAACATCCTGGATAGATAATTGTGACATTGTCGACTCCTAGTTAGTTACTGTTCTAAGAGTATAGCAAAATGGGCTATTTAGGTCAATGGTTGTTTAAATTGCAATTTTTTTCTGGGCACCGCGTTTCATTTCACCGCGGATTACGGTTGCTGCTACCAGTACACCATTGCTTTTGATAAATGGAACGGTAATGTCAGTTTCCAAATCTACTACTTGTATAGAGGATCCTTCGGGCAGTTCTTGCAGAACCAACTGTTTCTTAAGTAACAATTTGGAAAAGAAATCAACCACTTCACCTAGACCAATAGGTTCTTGATTTCTAGTGTCATTGATTCTGTCAACGAAATGTGTGGTGACTTTTACAGGTATGCCAGCTGGTTGGAATCTGGTATTGAGAGCATCGGTATAATGCCTGGCTAATTGGCTATTAGTTTCTTCGATTAAAAATTCTGTTAGTCTCATTTGTGATCATTTACACTAGTAAAGCAAAAGTTCCCGAGGTGGTAAATGTATGCACAACGTATCCTGGTCTTGACAAGGTACTTATTGTTCCGCCAGTGGCTCTAGCCACGGTTCCTGGATAAGCAACAATCACAACACCTCTACCACCAGAACCGGCCGTTGCACCAGCTGGACCACCGCCTCCACCGCCTCCAAGTCCGTTCGTTCCTGCAGTTCCGTTACCGGCACTTCCCCCGGCTCCGCCACCGCCTAGACCGCCACTGCCGCCACCAAAAGAGTTCAAACTAGCGCCGCCACCGCCACCGGCATAGTATGTAGCAGTTCCGGTAATACTATATAGTAAACCAATACCACCGGCACCACCATTGCCTCCGGCAGCTGCACCATTTGCACCAGCTCCGCCGCCACCGCCACCTGGGGTGTATGCTCCGCCATTGGCACTACCTCCGTTGTTACCTTGTGTGGGTGCAGTGCTGGACTGACCGCTGGGATAGTTTGTACTGTTACCACCGCCACCTGATCCAGCTGCACCACCGGCCACTCTATTACCACCTCCAACAGCAGTGTAACCAAATCCAGTTGTGTCCTGCCCCCTGGTGTTTTGTGCACCGCCATTGCCAACTGTGATTGAGTAGGATCCAGTGCCAAGAGAAATAGTTGGGAAATATAACAAACCACCAGCGCCACCGCCACCACCACCGTCGTCACCTGAGCGGCCACCACCACCGCCGCCAGCAACTAATAATATTTCTGCTGACAGTGCCGGCGAGCCAGCAAAAAGCAATGATACCATTGTCATATTAGGTTAATCCGGCTCCGGTAATAACAAATTGATTGCTGGCAATACATAATATGGTGCAAAGTCCATATCCAGCAAGTGTACGACTGCCCGTTAAACCAGTGACCACTTGCCGCATGGTAACACTGGTTCCTTGTGTAATTGTTTGACTTGAACTGGAGTTGTTATAAATTGTTACAGATTGCCCTGCACTAAACACTCCAGAATTTAGCGTAACTCCACCCGAAGTAATAGAAATTACCTGTCCAGAATCTGATACTAAAAGGCTATAACTTGATCCTTTACTTTGCACCGGCAAATTACGAAGATTACCAACACTGTCGGCCACACTGGTCATGCCAGACATTGTACCGCCAGTGATAGTTACATTATTGTCGTTCTGAATTGACAGGTTGCCTAAACTACCAGTAACTGCGGTTACAAAAGCAGTTGTTGCTACCGCAGTATTTGATGTACCAGTTGGCATGGTCAAGGTAGTTACAATTCCGCCTACACTTAGATTGCCGGCTATGCCTGCACCGCCCGACAATACCATTGCTCCTGTAGTAGTTGACCGACTGGCAGTGGTTGCTGTTGATAATAGGTTACCAGCGACATGTATGTTTGCACCTATAGTTGCTTGTCCGCTCGTTGAGCTATTACCGCTGATAACAACATTACTACCAATTGTGGCTGTTGTACCAACGGTTAACGCACCAGACAATGCAGCAGACCGAGTGTGTATGGTGTTAAATCGCATACCAGAACTGCCGATGTTTGAACTAATATTAGCAGTTGGAATTATATCTGCACCAAGATACATGGTTGCTACATTGCTTAAAGTAGAAAATGTATTAGCCGCGTTTATATTTCCTACCAATATACTTTCAGAAAAAATATTGGTCCAACGATTGGTGGTGTTCCCTAGAGTGTAAGTTAAATTTGCACTGGGTGTCACATCCCCGAAGAAATTGGCTGTGCCGTTTACTGACCCAGATAATGTATCAACATAATTTTTTGTGGCCACAGATAAAGCAGGCGATGATGCTATAGGGTGACTGTAGACTTCAGCTAATCCGGTGGTAGAATTTCCTCGCAAGAAAGCAGTTTGTAGACCTCCAGATTTAACACTGAGAACAAGGTCTCTATTATTAGTCTGATTTCTTAAAGTGACTACACCGCTGCTAACTGATCCAACGAAGTCACTTGCAGCGCCAAATGTGATGCCGCCATCATTGGTCAATGATAACGAGCCATTTACAGTGCCAGACTGATCATTTCGTAAAAAACTAGCTCCAGCAACGGCTACACCACTCACATACAAACTGCTGGCAACTTCGCTGTTGCCCCAAAATGTGTGTCCTAGTGTGCTGTTGAGATTTAGTCCTTTTTTGATAGTAGCAAATCCAGATATGTCTGAAGCAAATGGACCATCCTTGCTCCAAATTCCTACCAAAATATCGTTAATAAGAAATTTGATCACCACAAAAGTTGTGCTGGGTGGTGCGTCAGTAATAACGTCAGGTATGGCTCCTGAATTACCAGTAGCTGTTCTACTCAATGGGCCAATAAGTTGCCAAACTGTACCGTTATATAGTTTTAATTGGCCGTTGGTGGTATCATACCACTGCTCACCTGTGTAAGCATTCAATGGGGTGCTGGCACTCAATGTCATTCCAGCAACAGTTTTCCAAATAGCACTAGCTGTGCCTTTGGTGGTAGCTATATTTACATTTAATAATTTTGTTGTGCTATTGAACCAAAGTTGTCCAGGAACAGGTGCAGTGGGTGCTGTGCCAAGTGCAAAGTTTTCCATTAATCTTACTACATTTTGATTTAGAAAAAGCCCGTATCCTTTGTAGTTTTTTCCTACCAAAGTGAGGCTTGAGTTTGTACTGTCTGTGGTATTATCTAATAATCCACCTGCAATTAATTCTGTTCCGTTGGTTAATGTTATATTATATGCCATTTTCTGTTCCTATACCCTGTATTTATGCTATTTTTACGGGGTAGTATTTGATACTATTTTTGGCGCCCTGACTTCATGTTAGCACACCAGTGATACATTTTGGCTCGTTCACCACCGGCGTTCTTGGCACGAGCACGTAAATCAGTGACTGACCCGTTGCAACTGGCACCCGAGCGTTTTACACGACCAGGGCGACTTCGGCCTTTAACTTTACCGTCTGCAAAGTTTTCCCATACATTCTGTTCAGGACGATGTTTGCCCCAGAAGCCAGCCCCTGCATCTGTTTGCTGACCACTACGGCGTATCTTGTAGCCTTTGCTTTTAACATAGTCATACATGGCAGCAGCAATACCTTGTCCTTGGAAGCGTTCATCCACTTCTAAATCTTGTGGCATCAAGTATCCGCCTTCGTCTACAAACAACACATGACCTAGTTCACGACCATTGGCTATGGCTCTAACCATGATTTCATCGCCTTCTATGTCCATGTCAATATCTATACCACCGAATGAATCTTCTGTTACTTTTATTTGTTCTTGATCTTTGATCCACTCGTCCGGAGTCATTCCGTGTTTTTCAACAAAACGATCATGTAATTGTTTTGGGGTAATGTCTTGCTCTTTAGCAATTGTCTGCATCATATGATCTATTGCATCGTAGCTGTGTGGGTTTTTTAGATCTTTTTCTAAATCTTTAACAGCATCCTCGTTTAAAAATTCACTTGCTCTCATTATGAGCCTAACCGATCCATCCAGTGTACAAAAGGATCATTAACTACAATAGTGCCATCAGGTCGTTGCATATAATTACTACTGTGTAAATCAAGTGAATATCCGTGTTTCCTACCAAACGTATGAACAGTATGCACTGTTTTCAATAATCTTTCGGCACTTTGTCTACCGCCTAGATATCTTACAACTGCTTCAGCATCTGTACCCAATTTACTAAATATCTGATCAAAATCTTTCTTGCCAATTTGATCAGTGAATTGATCTATGTAATGAACAATGCGTCTGAGATCAGGCGATAATTCTTGCAATGCTTCCATTCGGGCCTGAATATAGTTCTTGCCTTGGAATTCAAAACTTTCAAATCCCGAAAAACGTGGTAGGCTAGGATTGTTTTTATTGGCATTGCAATAATTAATCCAATCAATGAACATGCGTTGGTCGGGACTAAAATTTTCTCTATTTCCCGGGCGATAACCAAATACAAGTAATACTTGCCCTGTATCGGGCTCGAGCCATGCTTGTTTATCAATACCACTACCAAGATATTGGTAGCCTTTGTCCCGTAATACTTTTCTTATGCCGCCGTGGACCTTGCCGGCCATTTCAGTTACTTCATTATTACGACTAGGGCCGTAGATAAATGCCGATGGATTTAGTCCAAACTTGGCAGCAACTTTTTCAATGAAAGCATGGACTATACTGTTAGGAATACGTTCAGCCACTTTCTTTTGAATTATTTGATCGTAGTGTTTACCTTTGAGATAAACGTCAACTAATTCTCTGTCACTGATGATTTTACCTTCTTCAATATCGGCATCTTCTTCAAATTGTTTTGAATAACCTACATTAAATTGTGGGTCGGCGCCGGCCCATGTTCCTTTACTGACACCTGCATTGAATCCACCTTTTTGGTAGTTTAGGCCATAACTTTGAATTCCTTGGTCTTTTTGTCCTGCTGCATTTAACGATACAGAACTATCATTTCCTACTGGTATATTATAAGACCCCGACACCGCACCTCGATCACCCAAATATAAACTAGCAGGACCTTTGGCTATGTTTACACCTCGTTGTGGCATAAATGTAGCACTAGCACCAGGTTGGTCTGCTGCTATAGATAGATTTAAGCCGCCTGGCAAGTTTCCTGATGCTCGTTGATACCCTTGACCAGCATCCACCCCAATTTCTTGATGCCAATTTGGTTCAAATTCAGTTCCGCCGCCGGACCAAGTGTCTTTGCCCAAGTCAGGAAGTTCACTGTCGTCTTTTAAAAACTCGTATGCTCTCATGTCACAGGTACTATGGTAAATGGACCACGGTCTCTAACTTCAGCTGGTGCAGTATTAATCATCCAATTTCTTGCATACTGATTGGCATCACTTTGTGCCGTGGTATTGATAAACGAATACACTTCTTGGTCATTGCGATCTAGTATGAGCCATCTGGCATTGCCTGGTGGTAAGTTGTCTGAACCACGAGCAGATTGTTGCTGTACCTGAGAAGCTGCTCCCGGTGTTGTTCTTAGATTGAATCCTTCTCTAGGTAAGCCGGGATTTCTAATAGCATCCTGCCAGATTCTAAATGCTTGCACCGCTTGTTCTTCAGTGTTGGCCGTAAATCTATAAACGGTATTTTGACTGGATATGTTATATATTTCCCAATTACCGTCGGCAGTATCCAGTGCAGGCATTTGCGCTGCCAGTCGTTGACGCTGTAGATCTTGTGTACTGCCTGACACAGCACCAGCTGGCACTGGTTCTCCTGATCTAGCTTGTATAGGTCTCATCTGTGGGCGAACATACACACGATCATCAAACCCTGTTTCCTCCTGCCATCTTGCAGCATGGCGTTCGGCATCAGCAACAGCATTGCCTATTCCACTTATAGTATGCACGACTTCGTCGGTAGCTCTACTAACAACTTCCCAAGTTCCAGTAAATTCTTGATCTCTGCTGGGCGTCTGCTGCGGAGTTTCTTCGTATGGACGAATAGGTTCAGCTTTAACATCATCCTTGCCACGCCATTCTGCATACCCATTTGGGCCGCTGGTTCCTTTTTCAATGGCCTCTTCGGCACTTGTGGCCACAACTTCTACACTGGCCCAAATACTGGGTCTATATACACGCCACCAATAGCGTTTACCATCGCCTGGCTTTTGTTTTGTAACTTCACGCTTGGTTTGTATTTGTCTAATAAAACTCTTTAGTGCTGATGTAGGCAATTCACCTGCTGCGTACCGGGCAAAGTACTGAATACTGTCATCGTCACCTTTTGGATTTAAAGTTTTGTACAACTTTTTGTAGTATTCTTGTTTGAATGCGTCAGGTTTGGTAGCAACATCCAGTGCAACTACAGCTCGTAATAATGTGTTCTTTACAGGACCAAGGTCATCACCCAACCAGTCTCCGCCCGGACTACGAAACTCAATCCAGTCGCCACGATTGTTAATGCTGACAAATTTTTCTGTTGATCCGGTGTGAATCATCTTGCTGGCCAATTGATTAAGACCATTCTGAAACTGACGCATCATTTCTGTGACTTTATCAGGATTACTGCCTGCTTGTGTTCTAATTTTCTGCAATGCAGATTTGCAATAGTGGTTGCCTTCACGACCAAATTGTTTTAAGATGTACTCGTCGCCTAGGAACATGGCCAATTTTACATAGTCAAGATTCTGTTGATCAGGTACGCTCACGTTCATGTGTAGTCCAGTGCTGCTGTTGGTATAAGCACCAGCCTGGCTGGCCCATTTTGCTACCTTGTCTATGTCCTCTAACATCTCAGGAACAGTTAGTACAGGACTAACAAACTCCAAGCCTGTTTCACCTTCATCTCCTTGCAGACTGCCGTCAGGTTCTACCACATAGTGTCCAGCTTCTCTGCGACCGCCATGATAACTAGATGCAGCATTTACTGGTCGACCTATTGCTTGACTAAATTCGTCAGCCACAGCATCAATGCTGATTGCGCCACCACCACCGCCATAATATTCCGGATAGGTCCAGTAAGGCCAGTCTAGATTGTATTGATTAGCAAATTCACTCATTGAGCTAATGTCTTGCTCATCTAACCAGCGTTCAAAAAGTGTGTCGGCATCATCTCTGAATTCTTGACCAATTTCATCACGGATGTCGTCCTCATTTTGGTCAATGTAGTCTTGAATAGCTTGTTGCAGTTCTCGTTCTGAATCTTCATCGTAGTCGCTGGGATCAACATTGTCGATAGCAATTTCTCTTATTCTTTCTTGTCCCGCAGGCGACGCAATGAAGTCTTGCTCGGCTTCGTCTATCCAGGAATAGAAATCTTCGTTCAAGCTGTCTATTGCTCGTTGTATAGTGCTGGTGCTGTTGCCCATGTCGCCGCCACGGAAGAACGAAATAATGTCACGTTGCCAACCTCTACCAGTAGGAAAACTTTCATCTGCATCATAGTCAGGTTCTGAATCGTATTCCTCTTCTTCCTTCTCAACACCGGGCACTATTAGCTCAAATTCCATACCTGCTCTGGCATCAATGTTCTTGACCATTTTGCTCAAGTTAGTTGGGCTCATATTGAGCTCAAACAATTCATCTTCGGTTAGTTCAAATTCTCTGTATCTCATGTTCTGTACTTTTCTTTTTCAATGCTAGGTAACAATGCATTAGATTTATTTTTTGTTGGTTGTTCCTTGGGTTCGAACCAGTCAATGTTTTTGCTTTTTTCAGCATCTAGTTCCACGTCTCTAGTGGGTATTCCTTTCAAATCTCGTACTGGAACCTTACCGCCTCGCGACTTAGGTGCTGCTGCCCAATATTCATCACGTGGTGCATTGGTGTATATTTTTCTGGGATCAATCGATTTTTTTGTATCAACGGCGGGCTTTGATGGTGCCCATGGTGTATCTGGTACAGTGTATCTTGGTCCTGTGTTGGTTGGTTGACTGGCAGCAAAAGTTGATTCTGGCCCACTTTTTATATCTTGTACTCGCATTTGTTCGCGCCACTGGACAATTTCTCGTGGATCCATATGCACCCAGTCTTCGCGCTCTGTTATGAATTCTTGAGCTCTCATTCAATGATCTCCGGATGCATTTTTCCGTACAACTTCATAAGATATCCGGCCATGGCATCGGCTTCTTGTTCAATAGGCGATCCTGGGTAGGCCTGATCACCAATGATCCGGTTGTCTTCGTGTTGTTTACGATGTGTCAATTCATGCGCCACAGTACGCATGATATCAATCATGTTTCTATTGCCAGTGTAGATCCACATGATATCTTTGTTGTTGTTATAGTATCCAGTATGATGTTGATCTGGACCTTCTTTGTCATCCTGGAATCTGATACGTGGTAATTCTTGTCGGATGTCGAGTTTTTCAACGCACCATGCAACGAAGTCACGCAGTTGCTCTTCGTGTTCTTGGAAGGTGCTTTCGTTTATTTTTTTGTCTGGTGCAACTGCAACTGGTAATCCTCGATTCAAACTGGGTGTCAATTCCAGGCGATCTGGTTCGCGAAGTCCTTTAAGAATTTCTAGCGCACGTCGTAACCCTGCGGCCACAACATCTAGTCCATTCTCGTCTGCTTGATATTTGATACCAATTCCACCAGCAGCTTCCCATTTGATGATGTTGTCTTTGCGATCATCAATTAGTATGTTGGGTGTACCGTCTGGCTGTGTTGCATGTCGTTCTTTGCGTGATTCTATCAAGATCCGATTGGGTTGCGGATTCAAGTTGGCCTGTATCCACCGTGTTTTTTGTACGCCCGAGTTTTCGTGATCACCACGCAACGGACTGGAACAAATGCTGTAACCACCAAAAATTTTAACCACCATGGCAACTAGTTTATCTGCACTAGCAAACTTGGGTAATCTATAAAAGAAGTCGGTGCCTACCATTTTGTTCAGGGTAGGATCATTTTTGGCTGGTGGAACGTCTCTATAGCTGCTACCCGGGGGTAACCCTGCAAGTACAGCATATTCTGCAAAGAAGTCAGCTAGTACTCCGTCCATGTCCAGGAATATTTCTGTGCGACCTCTGGGTTTTTGTTCAATTTCAAATAAGCGCATTTTGTATTTATGGGTTAAGAAAAATCAACTGCTTTTACAAATTGTCTAGTTTCTAAGTTTTTCAAGACGTTGACTGGGTATTCTAAATCAGCTACAGGTATGCTTCCTATACTTTTTGCTAAACTATTCCAAGTATATCCTATGGACATAAAAAAATCTTGATGTTGGTCATAATATGTTCTTAACTGATTTTCTAAATTGTTATCATCATCCCAAAAACGTACAACAAAGTCTGCAGAATAATGCCAGAAAGGTTGAAATGCTGCAGGCTCTATATACGAGTCGTTGTCCATCATCAAATCAAACAATGTTTTACCAATTTCTACATAGTTAATATATACTGTTCCAAATTTGACACTTGGTTCAAAGTATTTGTAATCATCCAACTCGAGCGTTTCTGTTTTAGGAAGTCCAAAATAGGTGACAACATGCCTTGGATGTGCTCCTCTGGCAATACTTTCGCAGCGATGTACCAACAAATTCAAATCACACAAGGCTTGTTTGTATTCTGTATTGGGATCTGTTTTATCCAACAATCCATGTTCAATTTCGAATATGTGATGTAATTTGTTTAATGTGTCCTGATCGCTGACGCATTGTAAACCATAATCAATCGTAGTCCAACGGTTTAACTTGTCTATTAGAGCATTTATGTCAGTTAGTGCGTTGTTGATCTGTTCTTGTATGCTGCCAAACCCGTAGAATCTAGCAGGATCATCAATTGGGTAGCCTATTTTTTGCGCTGTTAATACTCGCTCCGCCCACTTATAGGCAATTTGAGTATTTCTTAGGCAAAAAGTTAACACCATCTCGTCGGATTTATCCAATGGGTTTGCATAAGTTATATGCAGATATTTTAAACTTTGAAAATTTAACATTTATTAAAAATTTGATATTTGAAACAACTTGCATCTTGACGTAAAAAAACTCCCGTAGTATTTAACTAGGGGAGTTTTGGATGAGTTTTATTTAATATTAATTTTTATCTAAGGCATTAAATGCACGTTCCGATCGCTCTGCTGTATTTTTACCGGCTTGCAGTTGATCCTTGCGAGTCTGTAGTTTGTTGGCATCGCCGGTTGGTAATGCAACCAAAACATAAGTCCGGAATCGACCGTTTTCTGAAACACGTACAGTATCAACAGTTTCTGCACCAGTGATATCAACTCGGCGGCACATGCTGCGAATTGCCACTTCACTGTTTTCTGTGCTGGCTGATTCTGTATCGTTCATGTACACTTTGCTGCTCTTGTCAACTTCACCACCTGCTGCCATACAAATCTGACTGTATGCAATAGTTTTTGCCTTCATGTCCGACATAGCAAAATCTCTACTGATGGCAGAACCATTGGCATAAACTGCATTATTGGATTTAGGCAGTTCGGTCATCCACTTGGGTGCCCGATCAATTGCTCGGTCTACGGCCTTTTCTTGACGCTCACGCTCGTAGTCAGCACGTTTATCATAAGTGTTAGTTGTACCGCAAGCAGTAACAAGTGCAATTAACGGAACTACAAAAAGAAGCTTTTTCATATCAATCCTTATTTAGATTTAATCCAATCACCGACGCGACTAAGATCACTACCAGCACCACTTATAGTCCCGCCCACTGTACCACAACCTGTCAAGGCTGCTACCAACAACAAAACAATTAAAGTACGCATATTATACCCTTTCTATTAGAATTTGTCAACCACAGTCCATTCATCCCGGATTATACATCCAACAATTTGCCACTGCATCAAATTATTGGTTCGAGTATCTATATCCGATTCCAAGAAATATCTGCACATGGCGCCTTTGTACTCAAACGGTTGACTGTTCGGTACAGATTTCAATTCGCTAATTTTAAAGGTATCAAATTTTTTGAGTCCTTTTCGCAATTGAGGAGTTTGAAAGTCATTGCAGTACAAGGTTTGACTGGACTGTACCGCTGTACCTTCTACCTTCTCCAAAATTTTAGTTCTACCCACTTGCATGGCCTGCGAACATATTTGATCTGTACTGTCTGTTATTGGTCCTTGGCTTTCGCCTCGGCCATCATACCATTTGTTGTTGATACGAGCACGAAACATAACTGTACATACCTGCTGTCGCGAATCCACAGTTTTAACAAATTTTTGTAAATCAACTATTTCTCGTATCTCGGATCGGGCCTGATTGACTGTAACTGCTTCTTGATAACACTCAGCTGCTGCTGTCAAAGGCAGAACGAGCATCAGCGCAAATTTAATCGCCGTTGTTGTTCTTCCAGGTATCTTCGATCTGCATCTTGTATTGGACAATTTTCCCTCAACTCTCTTTGTGCATGTTTAATCATGACTTCATGTTTTGAATCCATTGTATCGGCACTGTCTTGCATAGTACCATTATACAAATTTAATGCTATGCCCGTAATGCCAGTCATTTGAAGTGCCACTTTTAGTCTATCCGTTTGACTGTATTTTTGGCTTTCCAAAAATTTATACTGCTCTTCTCTTCGATTGCAATCCACTTTGAATGTTCTTAACTCATCAAAACTCATTCTAGTAGGTGTTATTGTACTAGCACAAGCACACTGAGAAAAGCAAATAGCAACAATCAATAATTTTTTCATTGACATTCTTTCTGTAGATTCCAGAATATCTGTCTTATGCGTCTGCGCCCTTCAATGTCGTCAGCTGACAATTGTGCTTCAGACCGAGCTAGCAAGGACTCTTGATGCTTTTTGTTATAACAGTCAGCATACCAAGTTGATGTGTCAGGTGCATGTCTGGTAGCACACGCCGACACAATCAAACAAACCAAAACAATTAGCAATTTCATTTTTGCTTTTTAGGCATAACTGCTGCCTTGAACACTGACATAGCAGTTGGTTCGTTGCAACCTGCATTGCGTTGAATATACCTAACTGCATCTCGGCTGTTAAGTTGCAGGATAAAAACTGCTTCGTCGGCGAATCGTTGCGCTTGTGTCATATTATCTTTTCCTTACCAAGATGAGTTGTAAAAAACTTTTAAACCTGTAAAAATCTCTGCTCGTGCTTTGCGAACAAATTCCAAATCTTGCTCACGATAATACGCATCGCTATCGTCACCAAAGAAGAAACCTCGTGTGGCTGGAAGATGTCCGTTTTTAACATCTGCTTCCAGTCTATCCAAATCTTCCCAGGTTAGTTCAATTTCAACACCGTTAAACATAGGGTCGTCAGAGTTAGCAAGCGGAAAACCTTTCTCGTGCCACAGTTGTTCCATCCAACCATGCAGATTAGGATGTTTACGCCAGTAAGCCAATTCACGACTGTCAGATTCTGATGTGTGATCATAAGGTTTGGCAGCTACATACGCATACATGTCAAGTCCCACTACAACCTCCGTTGTGTTATTCAGTTTTTAAATTATAGCAAAATGAGTCTTTTTGGTCAATCTTTTTTTGGCTTTAGTTTGACTACTGTGAGTTTTGCATGTTTGTTAACAAGTTGGGGACGAATTCTGTTAAATTCTCTGTTTACATAATATTCACAAAGACGATGGCGGCACATGGTAGGTACGTCTTCAAACCCGGGTTCAAGTATAAATTGATAAGGACTTCGTCCCCAACTTGAGTTGGTAATAAAAGTATGATATGCTTTGCGATGCTCTTTGTTGTTAGCATCAAACACAGTGCCAGGGCGGCAGTTTAGAAGTAGTTTATTCATTATTATACCTATTAGATTAGTCAATAACGTAGTGAGTATAACATAAAGAAAAAGCCCTGTCAAGCAGGGCTCGTAAGTGTTGTATTTCTACAACTGTTTACTTTTTAGCAACAGTTTGCTTGGGAACGAAACTGATTGCTGATTCTGCAACGGTCTTGGCAATGTCAGTGGTCGCAGCAACTACTGTCTTGGTGTAAGCGGCTTGTGCATCAATTAGTGTTTCAAATCCGTTGCGAATTTCTTCGTTTGGGATATAAGTAAAAACTGATTTGGTTTGTTTGACTGCGGTGTCAACTAAGGTATCTACTGTAAACATTTGAATCTCCTTAAAAGTTAATGTTCTGTATTATACTATAATTTATTGTTGCATTGCAACATAGAATATGCCCATATAATGATTTTATTCTGCCATTTTTAATCGCTAAATATTTTACATACTTTTCAAGGAGATTTTAAAATGGAATTAGTAATTCTATTAATTGCAGTAATTGGTGTGTTGGGTTGGTTTTTGTGGCAAGATCGCAAACATGATGAAGCTGGTTCGCATCCGCTTGATGGTGCTACTAAACACTCAGTGCTTGATGTTAACAACGACGGCCGAGTTGATATCAAAGATGCAGTAGCAGCAGCCGAAGTAGTTGTTGAAGAAACAAAGAAAACAGCGTCTAAAACCAAAGCAGTGGCCAAAGCCACTGCCGCCAAGGTAAAAACTGTTGCGGAAAAAACCGTCGCTAAAAAACCTAAGAAGTAATTGATGCTGTATCCACATGTCGGAGTCTATTACGACTCCGACAGTATTCGTTATCATTATTCCCAATTTAAACAAGTTAATCCGCTAACTGATTGTGCCAGTTACAACAATTTAGAAGAATTTTTAAATTCCAAACACACAATAAAAATAGCCGGGTTACATGTCCCGTATCCGTTTGATCAAGAATTCCAAAATCTAGTACTAGATCTAAGTGCTCGATGCACACATATTTTCGTTGTTGCCACAGAAGTACATCCAGAAATTGTCAGTTTTATTCGAGAAACAGATTTGCCGAATATAACTTATTACATTTGTGGATCGCTTAACTTTGAATTGCAACATGCACAAGCAAAACAATTTATGGACTGGTTTGAAACCAGTACATATTTTTATCGGCATTGGTTACCTGAGATTTTGACTAGGCTTCGACCGTTTGATATAAAATATCGAGCATTTGATATTTTACTTGGTCGTAAAAAATTACATAGAGATGAACTGTACCAATACACGCAAAAAAATCCCTATCTTGGTATTGTGACCTATTTCAATGATCATGGTACCAAAATAGATAATGATCCAGAAAAATGGATATGGGAACACACCGGAGTCAAAGTGACCGTCGCGCCAGAATGGACTGTTGACCGAGTTGACTATTACGGGTATCCAATAAGCCTAAGCCAAATTATCCCGATTAACGTGTATAATCAAACTGCTTATTCAGTAGTAGCAGAAACTTGCTTCCATGACAATTTTGCTTTCTTTACCGAAAAAACCAGTAAGCCAATTATAGCAAAGAGATTGTTTGTTATGTTTGCTGGACAAAATTATCTTGCCAACTTGAGAAAGTTAGGATTTCAAACATTCGGGAATATCATTGACGAAAGTTATGATCAAGAATCGGATGCATTAATTCGATGGCGTCGTGCTTGGGAACAGATGCAATGGTTAGCCGATCAACCACAAGCGGAAATACTAGAAAAGATTCGCCCAATCGTAGAACACAATTTTAATCATGTTATGACTACTAATTGGGCTGAAAAGTTTAGGCAGGAATTTGAGCAAGACTTTGTTCGTATAACTGCTGGCTAGCAAGATTTTTACCCTTGGCTTCAACCATGATGTCAGCCCACAAATTATGCTCTAGTGCCCATTCATTGCAGGCACGATTCCAAGCAAAGTCACTGTGTGCCCGAAGCTTTTGTTTTTTGTAACTCGCTGCTAGAAGTGTATCAAGTTCCGGACGACAGGTACTGTCATGATCCACCAAAACATCTTCGCGACTAGTGCTAAAATGAACAACAGGACGCACACCACGCCAGCTATCCATGATCCTCTTAACACGATCGTCTCTATGGTCAATATATTCTCCTGTACGAATCCAGTGATGATGCAGATCTAGCACCAGCGCGACGTCGTTGACCAATTCAAGACTGGCGTCGAGTCCCCAAGACATTTCGTCGTTTTCGATCGTGATGCAATTTCTTGCTTCGGGGCTGAGTCTTGTGAGCGCACTGCGGATACCGGCTGGACCGCGTTTACCCGAGATGTGGACATTGATTTTAAAGTCCTGGAACGAAGTGCCATAGCCCATCCATCTGACCATATCTGCATGATATTCAAACTCCTCTATACTTCTATTTACGATGTTATCATTCTCGCTAGCCAACACACAGAACTGACCTGGATGAAAGCTGAGGCGTACATCTAGTCTACGTGCAGTCTCACCAATGGGTGCAAAGATGCGTTCTAAGTGCCGTTGTACATCAGTCTGTTGCCACCATGTCTGCCAATCCTTCTCAGTGTAGCCTTGCAGCATTTCCGATCCAAGACGTACCATTCTACGTTCTGGGGGTAATGTGGCCACACGTTCAATCATCTTGACAGCAGCAGCAGTATTGTGATTCATGATATCCCATTGGCGCTGTTCAGCTTCGTCTTTGTGTTCGCGGAGCCAACGCATAGTGGTACTGCGACCATTTAGGTCTCTATCCACGGCATTCACTTTCATGCCGCCACATTCCGACGGATCGTTTAGCCATTTGCAGGCAAAGCCAATGCGTTTAATCATTTGTTGAATTTACCTTCTCTGACGATTTTTCAGGAATGTTATATTTGCGTTCATATTGTGATTCAATACTCCACCTAGGATCCACAGCTGGATATTTTATATTGCTTTCCACTGTTAACCCAAAACGCTTTCGAATATTTTTAGAATCAGACTGACTGCCACATTGCTTTGCACATTCTTCTATTATTAGTTGAGCGAATTGTTCGTTGTAAGTTTCAATCCATTGATCAACTGACAATCCTGCCGGAACCATATTTTTAGCTTGTGCAGCAAATTCTTGTATTTGTTTGTTCATGTGTTTTTGTTTTGATATGCCAAAGTCATAATGTAATAATAGCAGTTAATTCATTAAGTGTCAATTATGCAAACCTCAAGGCAAATTCAGTAGCAATCCGTTCGTCTTTGAAAAGAAACACAACATCGGTTTCGGCTAACTGATTCTCTTCCTGAGCGAATTCCGAATAGTATAACCAATCATCTCCGTTGAGCCAATGACGAATTGTGCCTTCACGGCCACCAAATCTTGCGGATCCTGTTCCGGCGTTAGTGCGTAGCCATTGATCAATATCTTCGCGGCGATCTTCTAACTTGTTGTACTTGATTCTTATTTCAGCTGACATTAACCATCCCATCGTAATAAAAAATTACTTGCATCAGCTTCGTTTTCGATAATTACTACCATACCTTGTTGATGTTTCCTACCTTGTGGTAAACACTCGTCCATCCAGGCATAGATTTCAGTTTCATTATTGGTCCACCAGCGATAATCAGCAATAATAATGTAGTGATGCGGCATGTCATTGTCAAATGGACCAGTAGCAATAAATCTACCTTTATCGGCTGGAAATACTACGCTCATGGATTTTTTTTATCTTGATCGTCTATGGGTTTAACTGAACACAAAGCCACAAGCCCTTTGTTGTCCCATTCTTTTCTAGCCTCCATACACGCTTGATAGTTGGGATATTCTTTTTTGAAAACGAATTTTATTTTAGGTGGCGGATCAGTCCAAAGTTGAACTATAAGTAACCAGGGCATCAAATCTAACATGTTAACTCCACTTTAGTAAAAATATTGTAACTTCTTGTTCATTACGAAATCGAAATATTTCAAAACTGGTTCTTCTACCACAGCGATTTTGTACGCACCAATCTTGCACAGGATTTAGATCGTCTGAGCGTAATCCAGTTGGTGTAATTGCGCCATGACTGTATGACATTCTGGCATGCAATGTCAGCGGGTGCGTGGTATCTCGTTCCCAAACAATTTTCATACAATCCGAACACGATTCTTTTCTGCACGAGCACTGTATAGTCGATGCCCGCGGCTTCTAAATAAATCTGCTGCCGTTTGAGGATCATCCTCAAACATTTGTTCTATATCTGTTTTTTGAATACTGTGATCACAGTCTATAGCATAAAGTTCATAATGCCTCTGACTATTAACACGAGCTCTAAGCAGCATGTTTTGTATCAATTGGTTAAGTGGATTACGCATCGGCTCTTGATTATTTAACACTCTAAATGTGTTATCTCTATCATAGTGTTCGTATTCAGTAATAGGAATCACACTTTCCAGGCCTTCATTGCACCAGTAAACAAGATATGCATTAGTAGTCATAGATATTTCAATCTAAAAAATGTAGCAGCGTCTTCGTCGACAAAGTCCAAACGTATATCATTGACCCAATGCCCATTAATTGGATTATGCCCTTGGTGACGACGTACAGTAAATCCCAAAGTTTCTTTAAGACGCCACGAAACCAAAGTTGTCACCTGACCATAGTCGTGATCTATCTTGTGCCGAATTACGGACCATCCGTAAGCATCGAGTACAATTGTAGTCATACTACATTATAGCAGCATATTTAGATTAGGTCAAGCTGTCCAGCCTTGTCCGGTTATCTCATGATACCAGGGATAAAATGGCGCAGGGACTACAAATTCCCAATCAGTGCTGATCCAATTGGTTGCAGGTTTAGCAAGATGCTGATATACAGGTAGCACTTCATGACCATTTATTGTTATTTTTGCAACTTCTACAGCACCGTTGCTGATTTTACAACAAAATTGCAATTCAGCTAACAAACAAAAAGCAAATCGCATACTACGTACTATAGGTAAATCATTTACAGTAAATTTATATTCTGGATTGTCATGCTCACGTAATTCAACCGCAACTTCCAATTGATTTTCAATATCAATAACTGTAACTTCGTAAAAATTTTTCATAGTTTGGTAAATGGTCTAATATACTATTACCTCTAACGCTTTCAAACGCTTTGATAAAATTAACAAGATCGTGTCTTGATTGTTCTGCATCCTGGGGCAATTGATAGGTGCAAATAAATTGATAGTAATCTAATATTACGTTCGAAATCACTTGATCGATCTTGTCTGTTCTTCTAATATTGATTACGGATTCTTTTGACAACTCATAATAATTAATTAGATTTTCTAATTTTTGTTTGATTTCAATACGTATGTTATCCGGAATCAGTTCCATACGTAAATGTTTTGGATCATGCAGTATATTACAACTTTCAGCAATAACTTGATTTTCTATCATGTAAACAAAAAGTTTATCTATTTCCCATATTGTAAACACATTAGGCGTAACACGTAAAGAAACATATAAACCAGAATTAAATTCTCTGAGGGTTAAAAATTTATCAATATTGGACAATATACTATCAATACGTCCTGGCCAGCGAACATAATCGTTTAGTTTGGTCACAGACTCAATACTGATACCCAAATGAAATTGTTTAAAACTTTCAATGAACTTCTGTATACGCTCGTTGTATATTGTGCCGTTTGTGGTTGTACCTATAATTATATCTTTGGCAAGATCATGTTTGATCAACTGTTCACATATGGTGTAAAACGATTCTTCATACAAAGTTTCGCCGCCCAAGAAATGTATGTATTGTATATTAGGAATATCAACTAGTTCGTCAACAAATCGTTGTACTAATTTTGGGTCTTGTGTCCATTGTGTGTATGCCGTGGGCTTGATGAACAACTGTGGATTGATCAAATTTAGTTTATGATATTCAGATTCAAGACGACTACTGGCTTCTGGACCACACATGATACAGGCGCTGTTACAGGTGTTACCCAGTTCTATTTGTAAATCAACCGGTGCCATGTTGGCCAGACCATTGTTGTCTAGACTGTATTTAAAATTTTTATAATGAGGACTGCTTCTTGTTGTAAGAGCAAAATTTTCCGTATCAATTGCACTTTTAAGCAGTTGTCGACGACGTCCGTTAAGTTTGCCAAAAGATTCTTCATAGTAACAGGTCGAACAATGATCAGGCTTTTCCCCAGCGAGTAACTGTTGTCTTAACGAACGCATTTGCTCACTGTTGTAGTATTCCATTACGGAACAATTTTGAAATGATTCAATTCTTTTGGGATTTTTGGCCCAGCGGCACGATTCAAAACTGCCGTCGTATGTGAGCCTTACATGAAACCATGGGCTAGAACAAAAAGTTTTTTCGAACATCAGTCAATGATGCCAAAATTAGCCCAATTGGCGCCACCTAGACATATCCAGCCCAGCGGACCGCCAGGATTGGGATTGGTATTCCATACCACGTGGCATCGTTCGCTAACAAAATTTGGAGGTGCACTACCGGTAGTAAATTGCATACTGCCTATTTTTAAATGATCTATTTGTGCAGAACCGTCATCCGATAATACAATGTTGTCTTTGTTGTTTGAAGTTAATACTAATTTTTGTTGCCTAGTAGTTCCCAACATACCTACGTCTCGAGATTTTTTCTTAACTACAACTTCTATTTCGTCATCCCATACACTTAGTGCAGCCGATGGTTCGATAGTATTGACACCCACACGACGTGGAGTGACGTAGAGTGTTTGTGCCAATAAGCTTTCGCCACTTACTCGTAATTCTTGTAGTTCGCCCAATGTTTGTAAGTTGCTGCTCACAATGCTGCTACCCAACGAGCTGCCACGAACTACTTCAGTTCCATTTATTGTTATTCGATTTAGATCTAGTCCATCTTGATTTATTTTATTAAAAATCAAGGTACTGTATCTGTCAAACAGAGTATTATCAAGTGTACCTAATGTGTTTGTTGTTGTTGAAGCCACCAATGTTTTAAAAAATTCAGTATCTTCGGGCACAGTTCCATTTACAACAAATTTGCCATTGATCGTCATTGATCCATCAACTGTTAAATTTTTAGTTAATAAATTATTTTCGATTACAGTGTTGTCATCTAAAATTGTCAATGCAACTTGCGTGGCTCGATCATCAATTCCGGTGCTACTAAAATTTTCAATAATACCACCACTGACATTGTCTCCGGTAATTTTAAGATCTAACAATTTTAGTGCTTTGGGGTCAATACTGTTGAATGGAAAAACAAATTCATTCATTCTATCAGCGACCAATGTACCAACTGAATCTGTAATTGCTCGCTGGAAATCAACTGTTGCCAATCGCTCTTGTACCTGAGTCTCAACTAATGTTTTAGTTTGTTCTTGTGCTGAGTCAATTGTTTCGTTTATTTTATTTACAATTCTATTTTCTAATCGTTTTGGGTCAACAGTGTACTCGCCAACTCTGCGTTCAAATGCCACAGATGCAGCTTCTTGAATATGGGCAGCATAATCATATGCAGCCAATCTATTGTTGATAGCAGCACTGATAGCACTATCTACCCTTACCAATACATTGGAAGTGATATCTGCTACAAGGCCTTCAACTATTTTTGCTAAATGTGTGTTAAGATCCATTATCAAATTGAATACTAATTACATGCTCGTAATTTTTCTTGATCAAGCTTTTATACATTAAATTTTTGTGTACGTTAAATCCTACTGCACCTGCATCATGACTAAATTTTGCCAACTGCTTAAAAAACATTGTTCTTCTTGAATATGGGCCGCTAGCTGTCAATTGGTTATCAGTTATTTGATACACATGACTTTGCCAACTATTTCTATCGGTCATATTATGGTCATGGAATTCTAAAAATATATTGTTTGAACCGGCATTTTTTATCAGGGCCGGAATTGAAAACTCTTTATCTTTGAAATCTTGATTTTTATAATCCCTACAAGTAGTTATCACATATTCCACAGCCAGGTCACAAATTTCTAAAACTTTTAATCGTTGATTGTTGTCGTTATCCGAAAAGGTAAAATACTCGTCCAGGGCAATAACTGAATCAAATTTCTTTTTGTACGAAGTCAATTTGTCACGAGATATATGGGTAAACTTGACACCTGCTTGTTGTAAATAATCTTGTACATCTTTTGATATTTCAGTGATATATATATTTTGGGTAGTATCTACTAGAACGGCAGGATTGAATCCAACGTATAGTACGCTCGCTGGTGCAAAATTATGAAAGAAAGCAATTTCATCAATTATTTCTTTTTTTCTTTTTAGAACTTCCGAGGGTTTGCTGTGTATCAAAAAAGCATTTAATAAACAATTGGTATAACTTTCAAAGCCCATAGTAACCTTTTTATTTTTATATAATTATTTATTGAGGTTGACGTATTAAATCCAAAGTAACGCAATGAAAGCCGCCGCCCAGTGTACGAGAATGACGTAATTCTAACGGAATCACGGTAAAATTATACATTTCTAGCATATTCATTAGGTTTGTTTGATGTTTGTCTACAATAACAGTTTCAGGGTTTACTACCAACATGTTCATTGCTATCCATTTACTAGCATAAGGATATTCATAGAAGTTCTGTGCTACTACATCAGAAACCCAAACGACTTCCCAATTGTCAAATACCCGGGGTAAATTATCTGCATTGACCCTACTGGCATTAACCATTACCAATCCTTCGCGTAATGGGACTATTGTGCTGTCAATGTGTACTCCAGAATAAAAATTACAAACTTCGATTGGAACATCGGGAAACTTTGTCTTTAACCATTTATATGCTTGTTGATTTCCACTGGCACTTTGTAAGTATAACATACTTTCGTTAAGACGTAAAACATTTGCGGCATCTAACGTCATGCCCGCATCTCTAGGCATACGATGTACTGTATCAGCACGATAGATAACTTGTTGTAATGCTTCACTCTCCATGTCCCTACAAGGATACATCATGGCAGGATCAACTATGGTATTACCATATATCAACAATCGATCACGTGGGCAATAATTGTACATACCGCCACGCTGTTGAAAGTCAATTACATCAGGTCTGTGTACTGTAGCGCCACACATTTCAAGTGCGGATGCTAATAAATCTAAATCTTCATTGGCTTCGTCTATAATCCAGTCCGGTACCGGTCCACTGGGCACCGGAGTTTCTCGCCATGTAGTCTTTTCACTTTCTTGACTAAACACAGGATCATTGCTGGGCCAATTGGCAAAATCAGCACGACCCACAACTACTTCTCGTAGTGAATCCCATTCGTTGTAACTATGAATCATACATGTCCAGTGATCTGAAGTGTATAGCGAGGAGCAAATCCCATGTTGTATGCACCGTGTAGTGCATTCCATGGCCATACCAAAGTAAATCCTGCAATCCAGTCCGAATATCCTTTACCGTCGCATTCAGCAAAGTGACCAGGAAGTCGATCTTCTAAGAAAATAACTGCACGTCTGATAGTGCTTTCTTTGCCTTTTAGATTGAAAAGTTCAATGTACTTACGGTATGTGTCAATATGATTGGGTAAACTACTACCGGGATCCATGCGATAATAACTTGTACCAATATCTTGCCAATGCTCGTACCGTTCAAAGAAGTCTATGAATTGTTGATTCCATGAGGGCTGTGGACTACGCATATCGCACATCCACCCGCCAAACGGTCCTCTAAATCCTCGATCTTCCCATTCAATTTGTGTAACAGGATCATTGAATTTTTCTTTTATATAGTCAAGACTTTTAAATTCATCGTCCCAAAATCGTGCAATATTAAACGAGTCGTGTGTTGCCATAGTGTATAACCTTATATTTGATGTGGTCTTTGGGATACTTCCTCCACGGATCAACAATCACACTGTCGGTCTCTAGATCGCAGTAAAATTCTTGATCAGTTTGATTACCAGTATATCCATAGGTAATTTCTCTATTGTGAGCTAAAAAAGCAATAACAGGCACACCAATAAATGGTGGCTCATCTCCGGTAAGCGGATCAATGTAAAAATACTTTGCTTGGATTTCTTCCAAGTAGTGGCCAATAAGCAAACTGTAACTGCCGTCGCAGTAATCAACATCAGGCTTGTATGCTTTGCCCATTATATAGATAGGTAAGTTGTTTTCAATTTGTATTCGTTTCAAATATCGAGCCAAATTCTTTGCCTGTTGTTCTCTGGCATGCATCACGGTATCAAAAATATCGTATCCAAGATGTAGATTCTCTGCTAGCCACCGTAGTGCAATGTTATCACGTGGATGACAAGGTCCTGCATCTCCCATGCCCGCAGTCATGTACTTGCTGCTCATGATACGTGTGGTGCTTGCTGCCAGTGCATCTGTGACTACATCTACATTGATATTACCGTTTTTCATGGCAACATCTTGTATCATGTTAACCAAGCCAATCTTGGTACTGATAAATGTATTGTAGAATATTTTAATTGACTCTGCTTCGTCCCATGTACCTACTACGTAGCGTGGATCGTTTTGCATTATGGGTCGATAGAAGTCTACTAGAGTTTTAGCATCACCTGTTTCGCTACCATCTTCTGTACCAATAATAACCATCTCCGGATTGACCATGTCCCATTCTACACTGCCCATAGCAATAAGATAAGGATTATATATAAAACGTGGTACAGTAATGCAATCTCTAAGTTCTCTACGAACTGTGCCAGGTAATACTGTGGATATAAGCACTACAAGTTGATCAGGTCCGGCCCAGGTATCAATATCTCGTAATACATCTTTAACTGTGGTATAGTTAAAATCTTTGTTGGGCAAGTGTGTAATTGGTTTAGATCCATCGTAGTCAGGATCATGTGGTGTTTGTACCGCAACAAATACAATGTCTTTACCTGCAACTGCACCGCGTAAACTATCTGATATTTTAATTCTGTTACTAGTTTTTGAGTAAATATCATACCCGGTGACAGAATAGTGATTGGCCATTGCTTCGGCACACGGCAATCCTAATTTACCTAATCCAATAAAACCTACTTTCATTTATGATCTCCGTTGAAAAATTTGTTAATGTAATTCATGAGCAATTACTTGATCCGTTATTAATTACGTCTTTTGGTTTCAGTCCCCGATATTCTACTGATCCAAAAAATTTTAGTAGCGCATTTCTTCATACCAAATCATCTAGCGGAATGGGGAAAATGAATGGAAGATGTATTTGGTGGCATGAAGAACCTTTAAATTATATTGACTTAGATGGTATTCGATATCAAGATGTTTATATGCCAGAAATGGAAATGTTATGCTATCGTTCAGCTGAATATACCGTTGCTCCCGGTCCACCTAGTCAACCCGGAATGCTTGCTCAGGCATATACTGTCAATTTTCATGTATTTGCTAACTCCGAAAAAAGTCCGTTGAAGAAACAATTTTTAAAAGATTGGCAGGTATACGATTGGTATTTCTTTTTTCACGGATTTGCTGCATTAAATTGGTTTAATGACTACAAGTACTTGAACTTTTCAAATTATAATCTAAGTAAAGTATTTATTTGTTTAAATTACCTAATAACGAATAATAGAAGTTATCGATTAAATTTGTTATCACACTTAAGACAAGCCAAATTAGAACCATATGGTTTTGTATCTGCTCCTCTGCTGAATAAAGATATAATTAAACAAGAGTTATTTGATCCAAATACTAAACTATCAGTGCCAGCTAAAAAACATATACTAAATCATTTAACAACAACTGCTGCTCCTATTGTTCTTGATGTTTGTAATTACAAAAGTGCCAGTGCTGATGTCATTGATCCTAAGTTCCAAGTTGAATCCTTGTGGAGTGTAGTCACAGAAACAGTATTTTATGAAGATAAACTGCATTTAACTGAAAAGATTTTTAAGCCTATTGTGACTCGACGACCTTTTATCCTAGTAGGCGGTTTTGGAAATCTAGCGTATTTAAAAAGCTATGGGTTTAAAACATTCGATCGCTGGATTGACGAAAGTTACGACAACGAACAGGATCCCGACATTCGTATCAAATTGATAACAGATCAATTGAAAATACTCTGTTCCATGCCATGGACAGATTTACTAAAAATGTACGAGGAAATGCAAGAGACTCTAGAGTTTAATCATCATCATTTTTATAACAAATTTAAAGAAATTATCGTCAATGAGCTGGTTGATAATTTCGAGATTTGTACTAAACAATACAACATGGGCTTGTCTAATAGGTTTAAACTACCCACAAAATACATTAATTTTGAATCTGTTAAAAAACTTTTATTAAAATAATATGGTTATGAATTAATCGAAGACAAGATCAGCTGTTCCATGTCTCGGATTCTGGTTCTTGTGCTGTTGCTGTTCAACACAATAAACAGTCTTTTTTTTCCGTTTACAAAAACACTCATTATTAAACAGCCGCCACTGGCGCGAACATATCCAGTTTTACTAACAATCACATTATATTTAGCGACCAGCGGATTTGTATTAGCATATTTCCATTTTAAGATTTTTCTTTTAGTAGGTTGTAGTAATTCTCCTACATACTGATTACTGGCATGCACTATATGAGGATACTTTTCTGCCGCCATGAGTAATTTTATTAAATCTTTTGGAGTACTGACATTGCGATTATCAAGCCCGCTACTATCTTCAAATTTGGTTTCTAACATACCCAATGTCAATGCTTTGTGATTCATATCATCAATGCAAGACTTATAACCCCTATGATAACTTTCGCACAACATCTGGGCAGCTTGATTGTCAGATTTTATTATCGCTAAATTGAGCAGTTGTTCTCTGGTGACAGACAGTCCTCTAAATTTTTTGCCAAGTGGTTGTTTAAGATTTTCGTTTGCATCAAGAATAACCATCACAGTCATAAGTTTGGTTATACTAGCAATTGGTTGTTTTATTTCAATATTTTCTGAATCAAGTATATTGCCTTCACCATCGGCTATCAGCCAAGACTTGGCTAAAATGTTTGCTGAATGAACAGGCAATGAAACAGCTACGAAGACTATAAAAGTAAATAATTTTTTTAACATTGATTCTAAAATACTATTTAGTGGTAGTCTTTTGCCAGATCTTCACAAAAGTATTCCATTATCAAAAATCCTGCAACAGATATAATTGTCCCAAACAGGCTAGGAATATTAAAACTCAAGAGTAACAGGCAATAGAAATAAATTCTCAAGCCCCAGGTAAGTAAATTAGGTATATCCATTGATAATGTTAATCACTTCCTCTATATGAAGATTGAGTGTCTTTGCAATTTTTACCATACTGTATCCCTGATTGTGGAGATCAAGTACCAATTTAATCATTGAACTATGCGAACCCATTTTCTACTTTATGCCTTTCAATGATGCGTTTTACCTCGTCAATGTCGTATCTTAGATTTAGGCATATATGTTCTGCCAGATAACTGTGTTCAAAATACATACGTACAACCAAGTCCGCATTTGCTGCAAATGTATATTTAATTTCTTTATCTTTCACAATCAACCCATTTTAAATTATTGTATTGCTTGTAACCCCAAGAACCTTTTGGTATTAAGCATGTTCCTAATTCGGGACGTTCAACTTTACGAAGTTCTATTACACTCCAAATCAATACACAAAGATAAAGTATAGATATTACTACAATACCCCAGGTTGTGATTTTTTCTTTTATGATCTTAATTCGCCCGGCTTTTCTTTCTGCGGCTTTTTTATCGTTTATTTTTTTTGCAGCCCACGCAGCAGCCTGTTGCTTTTTCATCTGCTGCATCATCTTCTCAACTCTGCCGTAAAGATCGCCTAACTCTTTGGGACAGTTATAGACCATGAGCTCACGCAATTCGGCCTGCATGGCAACTAATTTACTTTCCATGAGAACCCGTTGTAAAGCTCTTTTGCCTAGACTGACTTCTCCAGTATAAACTTCATTGTCGTGTTTTGCTTCTTCCTCAAAGATAGCAGAACATTTGGCATAGTTTTCAAAGTACGCACCAAGTTCTTCGCCGATCATTGTATAAATATCATCAGGTTGCTTTTTGCTAAGTTCAATGATTCGATTTTTTTCTTCTACATACTGATTTTTTTCAGTTACAGTAGGTCTTTTATCTTTGAACTTTTCATTAAATTGCTGATCTAAATCTGCAAGAACGCCTTTGACATCGCCGGCGACACTTTGTATTTCTTTATATAAGGCACAGCCTTTTTTGACAGCAGCAACGGCACCATTGGCCAGGGCGAAGAGGGTTAATGGATCCATAACCCCCGCCCCTTATGTGATACTATTATAACCCTGTTTATCGGGCTAAACATTTGTGATCCTTTGTAATTATTTTTGATGGACCAATAGTAATCGAACTTATTATTACTTATTTTGATTAAAGTAAAAAAGCTCTTAGGGGGCGGATTACATTCTATGCGGTGGAGTTACTGGACTGGGTCGTGGTGGATTTCTTGGGGGACGGTGTGCAAACCAACTCATAATATTCTCCTTTACATGTCATAAAAAAACCTGGAAATTCCAGGTTATTTGTAAATTGTTCTAACTCCTAATCCTACACCTTTTTTGAGTGGACTTTCGTCTGGTATATAAATTTTATTACCCACTCCTAACATACAGTATTCATCTGTTTGCAAATCGTGTATAAACCAGCTGGTAGTGTGGGTTTCAAAATTAGCATATACCAAATTAACAGTTCGCTCGTTAGGACTCTGGGTGGCCATGATCAATTTTTCACCATACTTCTCCATAGTCACTTCAACATCTTCAAAACTGCCACACATAAAGCGAATCTGTTTTGAATTAGGTTCGGCTGTAGCTGCCATGGCTATTGTAGCCAGTAAGATGGCAGCTAATAAGTTTTTCATACTAATATATATCACTTATTTGCTAGCGGATTATCTAATGCTTTTTTAATTTTATCATCTAATTCGCGGCGCAATTGTTTAATTTCTTGCTCATTTTCTTTTTGCAACTGTCTTACTGCACCATCAACTTGACGTTGTAATTCTTTATTCTGCTGAGTGGTATCTTTTTCTAATTGGCGAGTTATTTTGTCTACTTCTTGTTTGGTTTCACGTACATCTTTACGTGCATCTTGTACACTTTTATCTGTATCGCGCTGTGCTACTTTACTATCACGTTCCACTGATTCAACCACGGTCTCAAGTCGACGTATATCGCTTTTTAGATCATTTTTAATATCTTGGCTGTATTCCACTGTTTTATTAGTGTTTGCTTCTAGCACTTCTAGTTTCTTGTAGACTTCTCCTAGATCAGGAGTAACATAGTCGGCAATCTTTTGCTTCATGTCCATGTAGTCTTTATAAACTTCAAAAGATCCGTAGAGGCCGCCCAATACAGAGGTAACAATGGTGCCAGCTATCATGAGCTTGGCTGGAGTAAATGCATAACCGCCAATGCTGATAACTGTGTTTTCGCTAAGATATTTTTCCTTAGCAGCTTCTAAATCTTCTACTTTTTCGTCGATGTTTTTGTTTTTGTCTGACATTTATTTTTCTCCTAATTGGTATTGTTGTTCTATCATCTGTTGATGACGGGCTTCACTTGCACCACTCAACAATCTTTGTGCATTTCTATTGTCCACAGATTTTTGATTGGCGTATATTTCTCGTGATTTGTAAAATTGTGTATCTGGTACTGCGTTATACTGGTAAGCTTCGAAGCCAGGCAATATGCCCATGCCCGATACTATGATATTTTGAACTGCAATAATGTCTTCTTGTTTTTTAGATTTTGCAATTTCTTTAATTGCATTCTCAGCATTCTTTTTATTTTCGGTATTCTTTTTAGCAATCGCTTCACGTTTTTCTTCCTTTGGAGGTGTACGTGTTTCTGGATTACTAACTGTTTCACGTTTTTCTTCTTTTGGAGGTGTGCGTGTTTCTGGATTTGGTTCTCGTACTGCAGAATTCACGGCAGTCACTGATGTTGGCGATGTGGTTGCGGTTGGTGTGATTGCTTGCGATTCTGCTTGTTTCTGTAACGTTGTTGGGCTGCTAGATGCAGTTGTTGCCAGTGATTGATTAATTAAACTGCTGTTAACATCTAGTACTACTAAATTTTTTATTGCATAGGCAGTAGCATATCCTTCGCATTGACGATCAAACAAACTATCTTTTTTACATTGTTCTAGGAAATAGGCTTGTTGATAACCCGGGCATCCTATATCAAATAACGGACTAACTGTACACTGATATACATAATATCCAGGGCAACTTGGACTGTATCCGGGGCTTATCGAACACTGACGTGTCAAGTATGCGGCTTCATAGCCCGGACAACTGGTTGAACTTAATGGATCGGCTGTGCAGGTATCTCCTTGTGCATAAACTGGACGTGAGTATGCATTACGTATATTGGGTCCATAATTGCCTCCCCAAAAACCAGCATCCATGCCTGTAATACCCATGGTGAAATTACCCATGTTGGCCAGATCATATGGACTAGCAAATCTTTGTTCTGTGGCCACATTCTGCCACGTTGGATTGTAGGCGCTGTTACCATCAGCAGCATTTTTTGCTCCCAACCCGTAGTACTGTGAATATATTGTACCACCACTACCATTGGTAATCGTAATGGTAGCATTCAATGTGTCCTGCTTGGAATTGCTAGTACAATCAGATCCAATTTGTTGACCACAGTTGAATCGATATTCAAAACCGTAGTTAAATCCATAAATTTGAATACCTGACCCTTGTAGTGCCTGATTGATAGCATAGGTTTGAGCTATAGTACCACTTTGAAAGCTGAATGTATATCCCGGACCACCGGCACCGTCAACACCACCAGCCATACCGCTTCGAGTCCATCCTGTTGCATTGCCGTTTAACTCACCATTGACCAGTGCGTTATCTCCAACAGTGGGTTCCACAGCAAATGCCGGAAGTGTTATAAATGCCAGTGCCGCCAAAAACTTTTTCATTAGTCTTTGCTCTTAACTTTTTGTGGTTGACGCTTGGGGTCTGATTCCCAGATATCACGAGCTTCTTGTCCAATTTTACCATCAACCGGACAAGGTGTTCCGGCATTCATCATAGCAGTGAATACACGTTCGTCTTGACACAGCGTAGCTACCGCTGCCACTTTCATTCCCATATCAAATAGTGTCTTAGATAATTTTAAGCGTTCGCAATTTTTGTCTACAAAAGTACTACCAATTGCAATACCTAGAATTTGTGTTTGTGCTGCTCCACTAACCCCCACAGCACATAAATCGCTGTTCATGCTGTTGATTCCTGGCGCTATTGCAGTAGGGGGCGGGGATTTGATTGTTGTTTCCGTTGTACTACGACTGGTACTATCAGTTACAATAGGATCTGCAGCATAAGCCGAGATTGACGATAGAATCAAAACTGATAATAATACTTGTTTCATGTTAGCTCCTTGGGCATTATTGCCTCTTTTTAGTTCGGAGTCGTGATTGAAAACTGTAATAGAAAAAAGCTCCTTTGTTTTATTTAAGGAGCTTTTGAAAAAAATTAACTGCTTGGTTCTTCTTTGTATTCAAACCGTCCGCAAACAATATCGTAGAATTCGTCTAATTCTCCGCCCCATTTGCCTTTAAGGTAGGGACGTAAATCATGACACAATTTTGCGTTTTTTTCTTTATTGGCATTTACAAATTCGTTGTGCAGTTTTTTCCAGTGATCCAATTTAACTACTTCTTCTATTGGTATTCGATCACCAGGAACTACACAAAATGTTTCTAGAACTTTACCTTCAACGTCAAAAGTTTCTAATTCTAAAACTGTATATCTTTCACTGAGTTCATCAGCTGCTTGTCTTGAAAAAATAATGTCCATTATTTGTTTGCACTTTCATATGTTCTTTTCTTTATACCCGCACTGTTATATATCTGCTGAACAGCCCGGGCTTGATAATAACAATCAATTAAGGCATTGTGAGCACCGTGTCTGTCTTTTTTCCTAGGATCACCGTGTACCCCAAACAGGGTACGACTATCTCGTATTTGCCAAAATTGCCATGGTGTTGGACGTTCCATTTGCCTATATAAATCTTCCAGTATAACAATATCAAATGCAGGACCTTGACACCAGATATTATCTGCGCCAACGAGAAATCTGTTTAGATCATCTAGCATGGTGTTTAGGCTGATTCTGCCTTCGACACCCATTGCTTCTTCACGAACCTCTTCGGTTTGTGTCCCCCACCATTCAACAGTTAGATCTTGAACGTGTCTATCTAAAGCAATTTGTTCATCCACATTGGGTTTTAGATATAATCCATGTTCGGTGTCGACATCCTCATCCCATGGACTGAATTTAACTGCACCCAGAGTGAGTATGACTGCCCAAGGTCTTGTACTCAGTGTTTCCAAATCCAACATCACATCCATTATTGACTCCTTAGAGCTTTCTCGGCTTCGGCCGCTGCAACTCGTTTACGTAGACTGCTGCTACTAAAGCTATGATCACGTCCGTTGAATATCAATTCAATTTCACGATCCCAACATTCTTTCTTGCCAGTGAAGTCCTTGTTTTCGTATTCTACACCCAGTATTCTAACATCAACTGGCAATATGAGCAAGAGGTCAATGAGATCTTGTTCAGTTTGATACACAACTATTTCATCCACGAAACGGGTAGCACTTAGTTGTATTTGTCGTTCCACAATACTCTGCACCGGAGGATTTTTACTATCTGGACGATCAATTGTGGGATCTGTTTGCAAGCCAGCAATCAAGTAATCGCAATGATTCTTTGCTTCACTTAACATGGCAATATGTCCGGCATGTAGCATATCAAAGGTAGAGAAGGTGATACCAATCTTAAGGCCCTGTGCCTTAAGCTCTTTGATTTTATTAAATATCATTTAGGTTGCTGGTTCTAGTTTGACGTTGAGTGGAAAGCCATTGTTTCGAGCAAGCAATGTGGCTTCTACACCTTTTTGTTCTGCAATTTCATATGGCAATGTGCTTACTACACTGCTTCCTTCTTCGTGAATTTTCACAGTAATTTCGTGTGCAGTTTCTTCGGTGTGATGAAAAATATTCTTTAGACTTTCAATAACAAATTCCATAGTAGTTATATTATCATTAAGATAGATGACATTAAACAAACTGGGAGGCTGCACATTTGTTTTAACCTGAATTCGAGGTTTTACTACGATGTCTGTTTTGCTCATAATCTTATTGGGTAAAGTAGGGGAAGAATTTCCCCTACTGTTATTATATTACTTAGCGAAAGTAATTGCAATTTTTTTGGCTTTTTGTTCTTCAGGAACAATATGCTCAAGACTAATTGCCAAGATACCGTTAATTACAGTTGCACCTTTTACTTCCACATTGTCAGCCAAAGTAAAATGGCGAACAAAAGTACGAGCACTAATTCCTCGGTGCAGGTATTCGTATTCATCCTTTTGCTTTTGTTCGCCGTGAATCGTTAGAACATTTTCTTTGTATTCAATGTCCAATTCATCTTCACTGAAGCCAGCAACTGCAAGTTGGATGGCATAGTGATTTTCGTCGATCTTTACAATGTTGTGTGGTGGATAGTTATCGGTTTTGCTATTGGCAAAAGTGCGTCCTAGCTCATTGAATAATCTATCAAAGCCCACAGCGTGGCGATGTAGAGTAGGTAAATCAAAAGTGCTAATTGTATATGTTGTCATAGTCGTCTCCTTTCATATAAGCAAGTTATGACATATATGAGAGTAGACCCCACCTGGGCATCTACTCTGCATATTCTTTACTTCTTTTCTGTAAACTCAGCGTCAACTACTGTGTCGTTTGTGTTGGGCTGTACAGATTCCTCAGCAGCGGGTGCTTGGGTTACTTCATTAATTACCTTAGCAGCTACAAACAATTCTGAGATCTTGGTCGTGATCACTTCCTGGTCTGTTTCTGCTATTGCCTTTTTGAGGTTGGCAATAGCCTCATCAATTTGTTTCGTCTGATCTTCCGAAAGCTTGCCTTCTACTTCCTTCATGTCAGTTTGAACCTGGTGGATTACAGAATCCGCTTGGTTACGTACTTCAATTAATTCACGTTGCTTTTTATCAGCATCAGCATTGGCTTCGGCATCGCGAATCATTTCTGCAATCTGCTCCTGGCTTAGGCCACTATCGCTCTTGATAGTAATCTTGTTTTCTTTGCCAGTTTGTTTATCTCGGGCACTTACTTTGAGAATACCATTTGCGTCAACATCTAGGGTGACTTCAATCTGTGGTTGACCACGTGCAGCAGGATTGATTCCTTCTAGGTTAAATTCACCTAGTAGCTTGTTATAAGAGGCCAACTCACGTTCGCCCTGGAACACCTTGATAGTAACAGCAGGTTGATTGTCTTCTGCGGTCGAGAACACTTGGCTATGTTTGGTTGGAATAGTAGTGTTCTTTTGTATTAGTTTGGTCATCACACCGCCCATGGTTTCAATACCAAGGCTTAGTGGGGTCACATCAAGTAGTAGAACGTCTTTGCGTTCACCGCCTAGTACAGCACCTTGCACTGCTGCACCAACTGCTACTGCTTCATCCGGATTGACATCACGACGTGGTGCCCGTCCAAATAACTTTTCAACTTCTTCTTGTACACGAGGCATACGTGTCATACCACCAACAAGGATAACTTCATCAATGTCCGTGGCAGTAACACCTGCATCACGCATGGCAACACGACATGGTTCAATGCTGCGTTGGATCAGCTCATCAACCAATGACTCTAGTTTAGCACGAGTAATCTTGATGTTGAGGTGTTTGGGACCTGTGGCATCTGCTGTGATGTATGGCAAGTTAACATCTGTTTGTGTGCTATTACTTAATTCAATCTTGGTGCGCTCGGCTGCTTCTTTTAGGCGTTGTAATGCCATGACATCTTTGCCAAGATCAACACCCGATTCTTTACGGAATTCGTCAATCAAGAAATCCATAATACGTTGGTCAAAGTCTTCGCCACCTAGGAATGTATCACCATTGGTGCTAAGTACTTCAAATTGCTTATCACCGTCCACGTTAGCAATATCAATAATGCTGATGTCAAAGGTACCACCACCCAGATCGTACACAGCGATCTTGCGATCAGCCTTTTCATTTTTGTCCACTCCATATGCCAAAGCTGCTGCTGTTGGCTCATTGATAATACGTAGAACTTCTAGACCTGCAATTGCTCCTGCATCTTTGGTTGCTTGACGCTGGCTGTCATTGAAGTAAGCAGGTACTGTGATAACTGCCCGAGTAACTTCATACCCAAGATAGTCTTCGGCAGTCTTTTTCATTTTGCGAAGAACTTCGGCACTGATCTGTGGAGGTGCTAGTTCTTTACCATCTGCCTGTACCCATGCATCGCCATTCTTGGCTTCCATGATTGTGTAAGGCATGAGGTCAATATCTTTCTGAACAGCTTCTTCCCGGAACTTGCGTCCAATTAGTCGCTTGCTAGCATAGATTGTGTTTCGTGGATTGGTTACTGCTTGACGCTTGGCGCCGGCTCCCACAATAATCTCCTCTGCGGTGTAAGCCACGACGCTGGGAGTAGTACGTGCACCTTCTGAATTTTCAATTACTCGGGGGATTCCGTTTTCGACAACTGCTACGCAGCTATTGGTGGTACCGAGGTCGATACCAATGATTGTACTCATAGTTTTCTCCTTAAATTAAGCAAGTGGTTGCAGGACCCTTGCGGCATCCTACACAATTATTTATACCTGTATTATAACAATTTTTTTGTTTTAGAACAATTATTTTGGATTTTTAAATTCAAAATATGTTGAAGCCGAATATTGGGGATTCCATGTAAGCGCAAATTGTGTGTAGTCTTTGTCTGTGGCCAAACACAATCTATAGGTGTATTTGTGCAATTTTGTTTTGTGATGCTCAATATTGAACTTATTTACCCAGTCGTTGATGTCAATGTTGATATGTGTGAGAGCATAGCCAGCAGCCGCTCCACCTGCACCAGACGGCAAACGGAATTCTATATACATCAGTACAATTTTTTAGGTAGCTGCTCGTCGGTGAGTTTTTTCTTCCAACGACGACGAGCTGCTGCTTTGGCTTTTTTTCTGCGGGTGGTGGGTTTTTCGTAAGTTTCGCGTTCACGTAGATTTTGCAGCAGGCCTGATTCGGCCACTTTCTTCTTGAATTTGCGTAAGGCTTTTTCCACGTTGTCGTGTTGCACAACAACTAGATTACCTGTGATTTTATTTGATTTAATGTACATAGCAGCTATTTATCTGAATTGACTTGTGCAGCGAAAAAGTGCAGGGGATCTGGAATTTTTCTTGTATTTTCTAGATAAAATTGATCACCGTAATAATAAGTTTTATCCAGTAAACATAATTTTTTGTAATTGTTAGATTTTGAGTTTACAATAACCGCGTCACATGCAGTAACAGCTTGGTCCAGCCAGGCCAAGTTCTCCATGTTTGATGTATAAACATACACATTAAATGCACGTTCTGCATATTGGCAAAACTTGATTACAGCATCCAACTCTGATTGTTCAGGATCCACTATCAAAACAGAATACAGGTCATTCGAAACAATGTCCGGTGGAGTAACTAGATTACTAACCATTTTTATTTTTTAAAATTTCTTCAATTTGTTGTTCAACTTGTGCCTGTTCAGCATCGCTGAGATCTTCAATTTCGTATTCGCCGGCTTCGAGCTTTTGAATCAAATGCTGTATATATGCTTGATTGTAGGTGTAACTGTCAGTGGTGTTTTTGTCTACTTCGATCCATTTGGTTCCGTTCCATTTAAACAAACGGTCGGGCAAATAGTCTGTTCTAATAAACATGTCACCCTTCATTGGACTGTTTGGGAATTGATCACCAAACCCACATTGACTGGCAGCTTCCAGTTTATCGTTATCAGCGCGAATGGCCATGTCAGGATGTAGTGCATTAAATGCATCTAGGTTATAAACTTTACCTTTGTATCTGACAGCGTAATCGGCGCCTCGACGAATAGGTGTGTTGTATTCGTCGACGGGTTTTGTTTCTTCAACTGGTTCAACTTCTTTGGGAGCGTTGTCCTGGAACAATTTTACTAGTGCTTCGTGCGAAGCTTGTTCTTCGGCTTCTTCTTTGTGTTCATCAATCACACGCTGTGCCCACATTTCTTCGTTTTCAAGAACTGGAATATCCAGCTCTGGTGCTTGATATGTACCTGCATTAATTGCTTGTGCTGTGGCCTGTGCGTTGGCAAAGAACTGCTCTACTTCAGGCTCTATTACCTCAACAACAGGCTCGGGCTTTTCTAATTTGTCTACCGCAGCATTGGCTGCAACGGCACGTATCTGTTCTAGCTGTTCTTCAGTTAGTTCAGGATAAGGTTCATCATGAGGTGGCGACTCTACTAGTGGTTCCTCTGTCGCAGTGGCTACAGGAACCGGTTTTTCTTCCTCATCATGCACCCAACCTCCACGGCCTTGCCTTGCCCATTCCAACTGTTTGTTAGCGGCCAGGATCAGGCACAATGCCAAGGGATCAAACACAATCACAATTAGAATAATAACCCAACGTACTGCTGCTTCAAGTAAATTTTGATCAGGATTGTCGCCGTATATCAAGGCAGCGATATACTTGATAGGACCAACTTCGGCTTCAACTTTTCTAAATTCAGCTGCCAGTGGAGCACGTTCTTCTTGTAATTTTTGTATTGCTTTTTGTGACCGGGTAATTTCTGCTTGTAATGCGCTACGTTCCTTGGCCTGTGCTCGACGAATATTAACGGCACGTTGAGCACCGGTGTCCGAATCAGTACGACCCATCATCTGGTCTACTTGTGCATTCATTTGCTCAAGTGCTCGTTTGGCCTGTGCAATATTATCTTTTTCTGTAGCAATCTTTTCGTCGTAAATGGCAACTTTACTCATTGAATCGCCACTCACAATACTTTGATCAGCGTGTCCTTTTGACAGGAAACCAAAGATGCCCATACTGGTCAGCAGCATGAGAAACACAATGGCCGGAATCAGATAAGTTTTGTATGCCCAGCTGACTCGTTGCCAATTGTTGTGCAACCAAACAGTGGCCACAATCTTGCCAGCTTCAAGGGCACCGCCCATTATAATCACAGGAATGACCGCTGCGGCAAAGATGGCAGCAAGTCCAGCAACACTGTACCAAGCAGCGATTGCAGAAATGGTGATCGCTATCACCAACATTAGGTATCCGAATATCATAGAGTGTATTTATTTAGAATAGTCTTGCCAGTATAGCAGTTTATTGCTGGCGTGTCAAACTTTTTGGTTAGGTGATTTCTTGCCAGCCTATTTGCGCTAGTACATCAGCGTTGTTTGATGTTGCTGCCATAGCTAAGGTAATTATATCACTAACTCCAGCTAATGTTCTGCCTATTTGAAAAGCAAAAGCATCTGCACCTAACTCTGACAATTCTCTGCTACTAACATAGCCAGCTTGTAGTTCTATTCCACCTGATATAGCGGTTGCGGCCGTGTCATATTCAACAGTTCCTGATGAACTGGTTCCTGCCCAATTGGCATTGGTTAGGGTAGGGTTCAACACTAATTTCCAACGATAATAGTTTACAGTGGGACTTAACACATCTACTTGTCTGGGCAGTACTATGGCATCTAATCTTGTGCTCGCCAACCTAATGCTTACTACAGGATAATATGTTCCTGCCGTTCCCAATCTCAGTACTGAAGTACCACGTCCTGCTGTTTCACTGTAGGTAAACGCATTATATCCACCTTCGCTGATAACTGTGGCACAGATTTGACGCATCATACTAGCTTCTGTGGTACCTGCTGTATTTGTTATTTCATAACGTACAGGTAATGTTGCGGTGGTCATGTATGTAGTAGTATTGCCTGCAACGTTGGCGTGATGAAATGTATGACACAGCACATAAGCACCATTGATCACAAAGCCGCAACGAACAGATCCTACTCCCAACCATTCTACATCTGTCCAAAATATCTGTGTTCTATCTACTTGTAAAGCAAGTAATGGATTGTCCCAGGCATCTTGTCTTTTTCTTTCCTCAACTAAAGCACCACTACTATAACTTCTTATTACTAGATAGTTATAAGTTCCATCATTTTCAAAGTAGATACCGTTGTTGGTAGTAAAGTATCCCGCACGTTGACGTAGATTAGTTTTAGGTGTGTTCATGCAGAAAGTTGTTAGCACTAACAGACTCTTACCTGGTTGATAAGGAAATACTCTTTTTGTTTCTCTTATCACACTAGAACCGTTGGCGTCAGTTACATTCAATTCAAAGGTAGAACTATTAGCATCATATACTACTGTTCCGCCGGTGGTATTGACATTACTGAATTCATTATGATCGTAGTATCTTAATTTACTATCATATAATGTATATGGTTCACTTACCCTAAGCCTACCAAACGCATCAGTAGATCCTGTACCTAGAGTAAATGTATTAGTGCCTGTTAGTGTGGCAGTTACATTGCCATCTATGGTGATACTTCCACCACCATCTGTGATAGATACGTTACCAGTAACACCTGGCATCTGTTCTATTTTAACATTGCCACTAACTCCAACGTTGCCTGTTACACCAGGCATGTCGGTAATACGAATGTTGCTGGGAAAGTTTGTAACAAACACGCCCGGCATGTCAGTGATGCGAACATTGCCTATGCTGTTTGTTCCTGCATCTAAAGTTACATTACCAGCAATGGGTAACCAAGGCACTTGCAAGTTGCCACTGGTGCCTACTTCGGTGGTGTGATTATGTATTGGATTATCAGGATCAGAAAAGACTTGAACAATACCAGGGATAAGAACATTGCCCGAAATTACAAAAGCATTTGGTCCAAGGTTAACACGCAGTTCGGGCTCACCGGTTAGGTAACGATATTGTAAAGCACGAGCTACATCAAGTAAATTGGTTTCTTGCGGGTGTTCGTAGTTGGTAGTGTTTAGTCTACGGTCGCCTCGACCCTGTGATGGCGGGGTATATCCCATTCTTAGTCTAGATCAAGTATACTCATTTGACTTGCAGCGACGCTGGCAGTGGCAACTTTGTTCCCAGGTCTAAAATTAAAAATCATTTGTGTGTTACTGGGAATAACAAAACCATTGCTGGTGGTCACACCGGGTGCTGTGCCAAACTGCACACTTTGAGCCACATTGCCTGTGGTTATCAAAATTCTGCGTCCGGCGATCACTGAACTTACTGTTGCGGTAGTAGTTGTTTGTAATGTTTGAAATTTTACGGTGTCTACGCCGTCGATTGTTTGTATTGTGTAATATTGACTCATTGGTTTTCCTTATTTGGTAGCTTGCCAGCTTGGGTACATGCTGGGTGCATTGGTTCTAATATCTGCGGGATTCTTACTGTGATGTACATCATCACCTGCTGGAAATGCTGCTCCAATAGGTGCTACAATTTCCACAGGAGCATTAGCATATTCAGGTTCTTCAAAATCAAGTAAACCGGCCAAACGCTGCATATCAGCTAGTTCCGCAGCAGGTTCAACTTCAAGTTCAACGGCTGCTACAACCGGTTCTTGCTCGGGCTCTTCTGCGCGGTCAATAACATCTAGTACGCCGCGAATAATATCTGTGATCTTCATATGAATATTTAGTCAAAAACAAGCCCGCACTAGGCGGGCCAAGTTCTTCTGCGGGATTTTTTGATTACTGTATTACGTAGTTTTCTAGTTCAAAATAACTATTGCCACGGGCCATGCTAGCTTCAATGGTTTCGTCCCAATCACCCGACTCTTGGTGAACAAAACGAATTTCTGCGGCATCTTCGATCACATCCACAAGTTGCAACAATGCTTCGCTTAGATCCTCATTGGACATAGTGGAAATATGATCGCGCATGAAATCAATTACTGCTTCCATTTGTTGGATATCAAGATCTGCAATTGCAATTTTGTCAGTGAGAATATTATCTACCAGTGTTTCGATATCCATTATAGTGTCCGAATACGGTTGATCACTTCGTTAGCTTCGGGAAAGCCAGCATATTCTTTTGCCAAAACTGCGGCGTCAATCATGGCCATTTGCATGGCATGCAATTCTTCAAGAGTTTCGTTAATGATCTGACGCTTGCGGCTTAGGCTGTACCTAACAGGGCCATACGAATTGTCACTGTAATCTGGGTTCATAAGATCTCCTTAATCTAGTGCTACACCGGGATCAATATCGCGGCCTTCAAAATGTGCTTGACTCACACAAACCTTTTCCAACCTGAATCGTTTGAGACCATCAATTCGTGCTGTTTGACATTGTTGCTTGTTTGCAAACGGTCCAATGGCTACTTTTTCTACGAACTTGCCACTGGTTGTATTGATCATAATAATTAGAATCCAACCGGCAGTCATTTAGGCCTCCTGATTACGATGTTTAGCATTACGCTTGAACTCGCGTTTTTTGTTTTCTACCGTACGGCTTTTAAACGGACTGCCTGCTTCAAACAGAACACGATGTGCTCTGGTCTTTTGTTGGTACGGTATTTTTACTATCTTTTTCATGATTACATATTTACTGCTTGTCGATTAATAACAAAGCGATGCAAGGCTTCACACTCTCGGATGAAGTCACCGCTCACATCCATGCTCACATAGTTGCCGCCTTGCATACCGGCTTCGCTATAACCAATGTCAGCAAGTGCTTGAACACTAAATCCCATAGTTGCCATACAACTCAAGAACGAACTCATCCAGGCCTTGTCGGTATAAATCAAGCCGTTGTTGTCTGTATCCCATTCTTGAGGGTCAAAGTAGGCACGAAGTTCACCAAAATCACCCTCGTCATTGACATACGCAAGACGAACACGATTAATGCTCACGAACTTCTCTGTTGCGCTCCAAAGACCGCTACCGTTGGTTCGAGTACGGAAATTTACAGTTTGATCAAACATTGGCAGTCTCCAATTCAAGAATTTGTGCCATGAGTTTACGACGCTGATCATCAATGAAACGATTAGTTTCTTCATCAAAGCAACCAGCCTGCTCGTCCAAATTGATCAGTTCGTTGTACAAGCAATCAAGTAAAGTTTGGTCAGACATTACACTGCCTCCAGGTCTTGGTAATTTGCAACAGCAGTATTGAACTGCTCCAGTGCTTCGTAGTATTCGGTCTCGTGGAACTTTAGACTCTTCTTGTAGATGCCTGTGCCAATCTCCAGTTCGTACTGGTAATCACCGTGACGCCAAAGTACCACACGCTCACCACGTCCGTTACGACCATCTGCAATAAATTGAATACTCATTACGCTGCCTCTTTTAATTTAGCAACCAACTCTTCGGCACAATCACGTGCATTGGTAATCGCATAGTCATCTGATATTTCATGAAACGATCGAACCCTGGTCCAACCTTGCTCATTGTATTCTACAAATTGCTGAACTATCAGCTCGTACCCTTCGGAAACAATTCGAACGTTTCCGTAGTCCTTGTACACACGAGCACTCATTATGCAACCTCCCCAATTACACGACCATCGGAACTTACCAAAACCATTTCTTCTTCACGCTTGGCATCCATCATTTCACTCAGGATGAACTTGGCAATGTTCATCTGCTTGCGAGCAGCTTCTTTGCGATCCATTGCCAGCAATTCTTGTGCATCTGACAACACACCCATTGCAACCATTTCCAGTCCGCTCAGTCGGGCGGTGATTGATTGCATGTACTGTTCACGGATATCTGCTTGGCTCATACCGTAGCAGTTTTTTTCGAATTCTGTCATTTGTTACGCTCCTTATTAGTTACTGTACATACATTATAGCAAAATGGGTCTTTTTGGTCTACCAAAATAAATGTTGCTAAATTAACAATGATGATTGTCGTTGTCGTTGTGGGCCAAATAACCCCAAATAGCAACTATTGCAAAAACAATAACTATCCAAATCATAACAATTTAACAACTAGTCCCACAGTGTAGATTAGCAACAATGTTGCATTAATTGTAATAAGACTCCATTCGCGCCATCGTATTGCTACAATGAGCCATAAAAATGCACCTACATTAAGTAGGGCAGGGCCTAGTGGGTAAAGATTAATACTGGTACAAATGGCTCCAACAATTGTTACTAAAGTTGCAAGCCATTTAAGATAAAATGTGGTGTCCTTTTTCATGCTCTTAGTATAGCAAAAAGGATCTTTTGGGTCAACCGTTAATGAATTGTTAAGTCATTGTTAAATTGTGCTAGATCAATAACACCCAAGATCTTCATTATTTTAGCAATATTTTTTGGTGGTTTGTCGGGAACGACCTCGGGGATAAACGCAAATTTTAAATTACCATCTGCGTCGAAGACAAATCCATAATCTTCTTCCCCAATTTCGTCTTCGATACTGTACGCTAGTTCTTCTACTTCGATTTCGGCACGTTTTGTCATCACTGCCTCCTGTTCTACGAGTATTTATGGATTATTTGAACAGGATCAATGCCATTAAAACTGCTTGCACAACAAAGCCAAGTCCAATAGTCACAATGTTAAGCAAGTCTCGAAGAATAACTGCACGACCGAATAAAAACACCAGTCCCAACCACATAAACAGTACAACATCTACACTGGGTGTAGTATCTGTTAATCCAGTTAGTAGTGCAAGCAAAGTGGGAATGGTAGCAGCATGTAATGCAATAGCTGCCATCCAACCCATGGTCTCTGCAGAGATTTTACTAAAATGGGCGTGGAAGAATTCCACGGCTACATTTTTAATTTGATCAAAGTCAATTTTTTTTGGAAAATTCATTTTTGTAGATTTAAGTTTAGATGTTGAAGTTGAAATCGGCATTTGTATCGTCCTGCTTAACTACCATAAAAAATATGGCGTCCAATCTTGGCTATAGGTTTTTTACCCCACCCTGGTTGAACATAATCAGCATGATAATACATTGCATTCTTAATACTAGGTAAACGAAATCCTTCTAGTAAAACTTTTTTAGCAACTTCTGCACTTTCGTTGTACAGGGGTTGATGTATTGGTCTTACTCGATGAGTACCTTCACAGTACCAACTGAACTGACAAACTACTCGTGAGTAGATCACATTCTTCTGATAAACTACTGCACAGATGTCATTGGGGAACTGGTTACTGTTAGCGCGATTGAGTGTTACTTGAGCCACAGCGACTTTGCCTTCAAATGATTCGCTGGCAGCTTCCCAATAAATGTTCTGCGTGAGGCAACGTAGCTGGCGAGATCTTTCTTCTCCAGTTACCGGATGCACGGCAGCCATTTCGGCCTTCTCGGCCTTGAGTGATACAAATTTGTTTTTGGTGACCTCTACCAGGGTGTATGTGGCCAACCACATACCAAAAACGATCGATACAAATTTTGCTAGGTTTGGCAAATATTGTTTCATCTATTTTTCCTCCTTCTTTAAGGTTGTAGTTTTATATAACTATGATATTTTCGAGAAAACAACTGCTATTACCCCATTCAGTGAGTATATTATAGCATTTTTTCTGGTTTTTTACAAGTAATACGAGTAGTTTATGAATGTATTAGCCGGCAATCACATCCGGAGAACCTTGTGCCACTGAAGTGCATCCTGACACTGCATCACCAACTCGACCGCAACCTTTACCATTTATGATTACGGTTGAACTACCGGCTGCAATTGGTGCTGCATGTGATGGACAGGGGCTTCCTGGGAGTAGATGAGTAGTATTGTTGTCACCTTGTCTGCTCACTCCTAGACCATTTACAATAACATCCGCCGAACCTCCTGCCCGGACCATTCCGCTACAGTGAGCAACATCTGCATCTCCGATTCTAGTTACTGCGGGCACGTTCTATCTCCATTAATTTTTGGAATTTACCGTTCCAACTTTCAATTTCCTCATGTTGTTCTTCAGTATGAGGACCTGGTGGTATTTCTGGAATAAAGGCTATCACATGTTCGAAGTCCAATGGTATACTATTGTAGTCGCTAAATTCTTCTACTCTACCATTACGAAAGACTCTAAACACATGTGGCATTAGGTTATGATACTTCCTCTAGTGACAGGCTCGATACCAGTTGTAGTTTTGATATAATGTTTTTGCATTTGGTCTATACTAGGAGCATGCATAACGACATGTTCTTTTTGTAGCACAACACCAACATCAGCGTCGGCAGTGAATAAACTTTGAATAAGTCCCATCCCTTGCGGGCTAGGCATTACTGTGCATGGCTTTTCGATTTCAAATCCGTTAGGACCGGAGTCAACGATTCTTGCTACAATTTCGTCTCCGGTTATTAATTTGAAACTGACGATATCGCCTTTTTGATAACCTTTTGATACTAACATCACGATCCTTTAAGTTTATTGAAAAATTCTTGTGGTTGTTTATTTAAACCATCAAATCCACCTGGGATAATTTCGTATCCATGAAAAATTTGTGGCACACTTCTTAATCCTTTATCTACTAGCATCTGTCTTGATTCTGGATCTTTTTCTATATTAACTTCTGTGTACTCGACACCCTTGCTTTCTAGTAATGCCTTTGCTCTGTCACAGAACGGACAATTATTTTTTGAATACACTGTTAACATTATAAACTAAATCCTTTGAATGTGTTACTGTCTACGTCCTGCTTGGTACCACCTATTACATAACTTGAAATTTCTGTTTCTTGTGGTGCCACTTGAACTTCTGCACCCGCGATCCACTTGGCTGTCCAAGGTAGTGGATTTGATCCTGGCTTGATACCACAGTCCAGTCCCACTGCTGTCATACGCTTACAGGTCAACCAATCCACATACTGTGCCAACAATTGCTCGTTAAGACCAATCATGCTGCCGTCCTTGAACAGGTAATGTGCCCAAGCTTTTTCTTGTGCTGCTGCTGCTAAAAACATCAATTCACATTCGGCACGAGTTTCTTCTTTAATACGAATGTAATCTGGATCATCCTGAGGTAGCAGTTTAAGTAGGGTCTGCGTGGAACCTAAATGTACGTTTTCGTCTCGTGCAATCAGTTTAATGATCTTGGCATTGCCTTCCATCTTCTTTAGTTCTGCAAATGCCCACGAACAGGCAAAGCTAACATAGAAGCGGATTCCTTCTAATGCGTTTACGTTGTTCAAACATAACCACAACTTCTTTTTAAGCTCATATCTGTCAATAGTAACAGTGTTTCCGTTAACAGTATGAACTCCATAACCTAACAATTTATAATATCCAACATAATCAATTAGATCATCGTAATACTTGCTGATATCTACTGCACAATCAAGTATCTCTGGTATTTCTGTTAGCTCATCAAATACAACGCTAGGGTCGCTATAAACATTACGGATAATGTGAGTATAGCTACGGCTATGTATCGTTTCATTAAAGCTCCAGGTTTGAATCCAAGTTTCGAGCTCAGGAATAGTAGCGACGGGAAGAAAAGCAAGATTGGGACTACGACCTTGAACACTATCCAATAGGATTTGTCGCTTGAGATTACTTGTAAAAATATGCTGTTCATGTTCTGTTAATTCCTTGAAGTCTTTGCTATCTCGAAGTACATCAACTTCTTCTGGTCTCCAGAAGAAGCCTAACTGTTTGTCTGTCAGTTTGTCAAACTGTCTATATTTTAGTACATCATAACGCTGTATTGGTGTTGCCCCAGACTCATCTAAAAATGCCAATGCTTCTGTGTGATTTTTTTTATTATTAATATTGAATACGCTCATTGTTTCTCTCTTAAATTACACAACTGTCACAATCCATCTCATCGGTTGATTCTGCTAATGGTTGTGACTCCATTAACTTATCAATATTGATTTCTCCTTGACCATCAAATGTGTTGAAGTAATATAACTGTTTTAATCCGTACTTGTAACACATTAGTATATGTTGTAACATTTCTGACATCGGAATCTTTTCATCCGGGTAGTGTTGTGGATTGTAAGAAGTATTTACACTAATACCTTGATCAATATATTTTTGTAGTACCGCACATAGCTTCAAATAACCTTCGGGGCTAGTTTGGTCCCAAAGTAGTTCATATCGGTTCTTTAACTTGCGATATTCAGGCACAACCTGCTTCAATTGGCCATGTTTTGAACCTTTAATGCTGACATAGCTTCGCGGTGGTTCTATACCATTGGTGGCATTACTAATTTGTGCGCTTGTTTCTGCAGGCATTAAGGCCATTAGTGTTGCATTGCGTTGACCAGTGCGTTGTACTTGTTCACGTAAGGCTTGCCATGGCATACGTTCTTGATGTGCGACTAGTTCATCCACATCCGACTTACGTGTGTCTACGGGCAATATACCCCGTGCTGATTTCAAGTCTTGCCATCTGGTACAGGCGCCTTGTTCTTGTGCGAGGTCCGCAGAAGCCTTGATCAAATAGTACGACCAGGCTTCTGCATACTCATCTACTAAAGGTAATGCACGTGGATCACTGTAACCGACATCATTTTTAGCTAGGAAGTAGGCAAAATTAATAATTCCAACCCCAATTGGCCTAAACTCTTCTGTAGCTAACTGTGCTGCAAGAATTGGATAGTTCTGATAACTTAATAGAGCGTCCAATCCTCTTACCGCCAACCGACACATCTTTTCGAAGTCATGTGGGCTTTTTACATTGCCCCAATTGATCGCTGATAGAGTACACAGGGCGATCCTACCATCCTCGTCGTTGACATCTCGTAACGGCACAGTTGGCAAATCTATTTCAGCGCAAAGATTACTCATCTTGATTGGTGCAACTTTCTCATCAAATGGACTATGCGTATTGGCATGGTCCACATTCTGTAGATAGATACGACCAGTATCCTTGCGTTCCTGCATGAATCTACTAAACAACTCACTAGCCTTGAAAGTTTTCTTTCTCAGCTTGGTATTACGCTCTGCTCGCTCGTAAAGCTCTTTGAATCGGTCTTGGTCATTGAAAAAAGCAGAGTACAGCTCAGGTACATCATGCGGACTAAAGCAGGTAATGTCGCCACCTGTAATTAGTCTTTCGTACATCAACTTGTTAAATTGCACGCCGTAATCCATATGACGCACACGATTATCTTCGGTACCTTTGTTATTTTTTAATACAATCAAGTCCTCAATCTCGAGGTGCCAGATTGGGTAGTACAATGTAGCGGCGCCATTACGTACACCCCCTTGCGAACAACTCCGTGTTGCGCTTTGGAACAACTTGTAAAAAGGTATAACCCCGGTGTGGTAAGCATCTCCGTTTCGTATTGGGGAGCCAAGTGCTCGTATTCTACCTGCTCCGATACCAATTCCGGCTTTTTGACTAACGTACTTAACAATACTAGCGGTAGTGGCATTGATACTATCCAGACTATCATCAGACTCGATGAGCACACAAGAAGAAAATTGTTTTTGAGGCGTTCGGACACCAGCCATAACAGGAGTAGGCAAGCTGATATCGTGCAAACTAATAGCGTCATAATAATCTTTTACCCATTGTAGTCTTGTTTCTCTAGGATAGTTTTGAAATAATGTTGCTGCAATTAATAGATAGGCCACTTGTGGAGTTTCAAATATTTCTCCAGTCACACGATTTTGTACAAGATACTTGCCTCGCCATTGTTCCATGGCCACATAAGTAAAATGTTCGTCTCTCCCATGATGCAGAATAGAATTTAACTTGTCCCATTCTGCATCGCTATAAGCATCAAGTAATTCTTTATCGTAGAAACCAGATCCCACATTTTGTCTTACAAGATGCAATAGATGCCAGGGCTCATAGTCTCCGTATACCTGCTTACGCAAATGGTAGTTGATCAATCGACCGGCTACGTACTGATAATTGGGTGTTTCTTCGCTAATAAGATCAGCTGCACTTTTGATCAGGGTTTCTTGAATATCTGCTGTTTTTATTCCGTTGTAAAACTGTATGTGACTTTTAATTTCTACTTCGCTTGCACTTACTCCGGTTATCCCTTCGGTAGCCCACATAACTACTCGGTGCATTTTTTCTATATCCAGTGATTCTTTACTGCCGTCTCTTTTAGTAACTTGAATTTGCATTGTTCACGCCTTTAGTATTGTTCTAATTTTAAATTGATCGCTGTATAGCGATATTTTAATTTTAATTGTTGATTAATGTGTTCTTTATTTACAATCTCACCTTCAATCAAATTAAGAACATATTTCCCATGACACAGATAAGCTATATGATAATAGTATCTGGTATTTTGATCAAAATACACTCGTAATTCTGGAAAAAGGGTATCTTTGTGAGTTGTTAGATGTAAAGTATACAACATTCCTAATGATTTTGCAAGATCGCAGTAATAATTTTCTGTAATCAATTGCCAGGGATCCGGCCAGGTATCTACTTCGTTGTAATCTAGAAAAAAAGGTATAAACGGACACTTCTGCCAAAAGTCATTGACTTCCTGCACAGCTTGATCAAGAGACAATGAGCTGAGTTCTTCTCGAAATTTTTTCCATTGGCCCAATCTTGAACTGGGCTGAGCATTGAACATTAATTAAATAAATCTAGAAATATTGAATACAAATTGAGCTGTACCGCTGTTTACAGAAGCCAACAACGAAGTTGTATTGGCAAATAAGTTGGCGCCAACTCCGGTTGCTGTCTCTATGTAATCGTCGTCAAATTGAGTTGCTGCAAGATTGTTAGAAACTTTTAAAATTCCTTTTCGATGATTATTTCCACTGGTTATTTGATAGTCAGTATGAACTCCGGTATTTGAAATTAGTTGTATGACTAATGGTGTAGTTGACAGTGTGTACTGGTTCGTGGGGGAAATTTGAAGATTTCCTAAATACAGACCTGCACTTAGAAGATCACTTCCAATATTCAACGACATATTCAAGCTGTTACCAAAAAATAATTCTTGTCTACTAGTGTCAACGTAATTTCCGATTCCTACAAATCCCAAACTACTGCCAAGGTGTGCGGTAATATTTGATTGATTATTGAATCCGCTATTTAATATCCTTACTGCACTTACTGTGGTACCAATACATGATATTCCGTTTCCGCCACCAATGAACTGACAACCGTCAAAAGTTATTTTTGATGTGGCACTGTTTGTACTCAATATTGCTACCAAATTGGGATAATATCCTGGTTGATTATTTGCATAAAAAGTACAAGAATTAATTTTTAAATTACTGGTACTGTCAATGACCAAAATTGGTTGTGCAATGTTGCTGTTTGAATTGAAGAAATTGATTCCGTTTAGTTCGATCCCGGTTGGTAGCACTGCAGAACTGGTTCCGATCAACGACCCTGACTGAAACGAAGAATCGCAAATATTTGCCACTGATCGATTGCCGTTTACCTGTTTTATTATTGTACTAGATAATCCGTCACCGACTAGACGAGCGTATGTGGGAATCAATACTGTGTCTGAAGTTAAATACGTGCCACCTGGAAAATAAATTGTGCGTCTAGCCCTGGGCTCGGTTGGACTAACTGTTGATTTGTAAATTTGTTGTATTGCTCGATTTAATGCCAAAGTATCATCAGTTGTACCATCGCCCGTTGCGCCAAAATCTCTAACGTTTATAACATCATCAAATTTTTGTTGATAACTTCTAATTACAGGAGCCAAAGAGCTTGGACCAGTTTGAGCTGTATATCCAGCAGCATTGCCAACAAAAGTATAATTGGTATAAAAACTGGTATTTGATGTTATATCAGCAATGTCGTGTTCAGTTAAAACTCTTGTTACCCCAACAATTGGAGCACCTTCGTCTAATGTACCATTTCCAATATATAATTGTCTAGTATCCACGCTCCAACCTAGTTCAGCTGAAGCCAATTGTGGTAAATCTTGTTCTAAACCTCTTCGATGTTGAATTCTAGAAATTTGTGTAACAGCCATGCTAAATCCTCAATTATTGTGTATTTAGCTTGAGAGATAGTAGAGCTCAACTCTACGCATCCACTGGTCGCTCCAGTAAGCAAAATCTTTAGGTTCTAGCACAAATTCCTGATATTCTGGGGTGGTATTTTCGTCAGCTGGTTTAGCACACATGAGAATAACTCCCGTGTTAATGCTCGTTCCGTGTGTGTCGTTGTGAGCTGCCGCATACGCTGCGAGCTGCAAAAAATAATCGTCGATCCATTCGCGTTTCTTAGGTTTGTTCGTTTGTTTAAAATCCATGATTGCAGGCTGTCCTTTCCACACCCCGATACAGTCAGTAGTACCAGCGTAGAGCCCAGAATAATATACAGGAACCTCGCAACCCCAATATTCATCAACATGTTGTAATCCTTCTAGTATAACTTGTGCAGCCATAAACCACGACGGTTGTGCAAATGGATTTGTGGGCAGTTCTCCTAGATCGTCATTCTTTACATAACGTTCAAGATAGGTGTGCATCCTGGTGCCACGATTGGCTGCTTCTGTAGTAATCTGTTGAGCACGTTCGTGCCCTACTCTGTTGCGCCATTCCTGCAATTTCTGCTTGGCTTCTGCGGGTTTTGTTCGATCTAGAATTGTAGTGACACTAGGAACACGGCTACCGTCTGGCAATGCATAATGGCGCTTGCCCTCTATGCTTTCTCTGGCTAGAGGGGTATAGTCAAATTTTGGTATAATCATTTAAACTCGAAAACTTTCACCGCAACCGCAGCGGTCACGTTCATTGGGGTTGACGAACTCAAATCCTTCGTTGAGTCCTTGTCTTTTGTAATCCATTGTTAGTCCGTTTATATACGGTAGATCTTTGCCGTTGATATAAATTTTAACACCATTACTGTCGTATGTCATCCAATCTCTAGTAGCAGGCGGAGTGTCAACATATTCTAATTTGTAAGCAAGACCCGAACAGCCTGTTGTTCTTACACCAATCATTATGCCTTCACCTCGCCCACGTTTATCTAGATGTTGTTTTACTTTTTTGGCTGCTATTTCTGTTAAAGTTATCATTAGAAGTTCTCCGGAAACCAAGATTCTAAAGGCTGATATTTGGTAATTTTAGTAACAAGAGTAGAGGTGTTGATGCTGTGTAATGTTGATTTAACTAACATTTTTTTAAATTCAATCGAGTTAGACCAGTGATACGCAGCCTGTGCCATATGGCAAGCAGGAATATTTTTTTCATTCAAATTGAAATCTATTGTGTAAAAAAACTTATCGTTAGTTACCCAATTGTTGTATAAATTCTCTGTCAATAATTGATATTGTTTAGAATTTAAAAAAGTATCTACTAGAATGTCAATATTCAATATTGACGTTAATTCTGTGTAGTTGATTTTTTCTTTAAAATCAGAAATACCTGTCATAAACGAAACAAGTACTACCATTTCTACAAACTCTTTTTGAGTAAACGAAACACAGCTCTGGGGGAATTTTCCACGAAAAATAAAACCGGTATCGTTGATTCTTTCACTGGTGCTGTAGGTAAATTGAAACTTTTGTTGATATTCAGGATTCAATCCTGCAGGACTTGCAGGCAAAAGTTCGCTTATAAAAGGACACAGTATCACACTGGGCAATGAAATTATTTCTTTTAGAGATTTTTTTATCGTGGTTGGGGTTTGTCCTGGCAGTCCAACAATAAATTGAACTTTTGAAATATACTGAGGATGACATTCGTAAAGCTCTTGTATCATTTTTTTATGTATGGGCCATCCAACATCTGGACGTTCAATATTTTTTAAAACATTTTCATTTATGTCCTGAACACTGAATGTAAATCCCCATCCCTTGGCAACCAAGTCACCTTTGGCAAACAGGTGATAAATTTTTAAATTATTATCTTTACGTAATTTACTCAGATTACCATCAGTTTTAAACTTTGCATTTTCATGAAGATTTTTATGTACCATATACTCAACAAGATCAATATCCTCTTCATACTGTCCAAAATTTGCATCAGAAAAGTAAATATTTCTGATTCCCAACTGTTGAAAAAGATCTATTTCCTCTTTATAGGTATTTTTTCTCCTGGATACTTTGTTTGATAATCCGCTATTCCAATCACAGAAAGTACATGCATAAGGACAACCGCGAGTTAATTCATACGGCAAAATGACATTGAGCTTGTTGTGATTGATTTCATGTTCTACCATATCTTTAAAAAACTCTTTATTGGACAAAAACGGACTGATCTGTGATTGAGGAACATTTTTGTAATCGGCCACAATTAATTTATCTTTAGCGGTGTCGTGCCAGGCCAAATTTGAAACGTTGAATGCAATAAGATTTTTTTTATTGACCAAATTTGTAACTAAATCTGTAAAGGCAGCTTCGCCGGGACCGTATACTGCAAAATCTGCATAACTATTTTGTTGAAAAAATGCAGAGTTTATGTTTACATCAATACTGGGACCTCCTACCACAATTTTACATTTTGAGTGAAGTCTTGATCTGATTCGCGACAGTTGCTCCCGTAAAAAGTCTGCATTCCAGAGATACATAGATATACATAACAGATCTATGTTGTTGCTGTTGCAATAATCAACCAGTTCATCGTCGTCTATCTGTTTTTGTATAGGTCTTAACCATTGAAGATTTGATGCAGCTTCAGGTGAATGAGTTTCTAAATGTGTTTTAAAGTAAAGTGCTGCAACAGACAAAAACAAACTATTCTGAAGATCTTCAAAGTAAAGCGTGTTAGCATGATAGAATAAAATTTTAAACATTATTTTTCTTTTTGTAATCTGCCAGTGCAGCCTTGATTGCATCTTCGGCTAATATAGAGCAATGTATCTTGACAGGAGGAAGTGCAAGCTCTTCAGCAATCTGGGTATTTTTAATTGTACCGGCTTGGTCAAGAGTTTTGCCTTTAAGTAATTCTGTTACCAGCGACGAACTTGCAATTGCTGAACCGCAACCATAGGTCTTGAATTTGGCATCTGTAATAACATTGTTTTCTACTTGAATTTGAAGTTGTAGTACATCTCCACAAGCAGGTGCGCCCACTAATCCTGTGCCCACACGAGAATCGTCTTTGTCCATTTTACCTACATTACGGGGGTTCTCATAGTGGTCCAGAACTTGACCTGAATAAGCCATTTAAGTCTCCTTTGGATTATTATAAATTAATTAACTACGTTTTGCAAGAGCTGACTTAGCCATCGAATCCACAGTACGCTCAGGAGCAGTTTTAAATCCTTCTGGGCCTTCGGAATCTTGTGCAAATTCTACATCATCGGCAAAAGGTTCTAGATAAGCATATTTGACACCCGATGCATCATCTTTTATCTCTTTGATTAAATTTTTTACATCAGGATTATTTTTGTAGGCTGCTAATAGGTTTTCTAAATTGAACTGTTGTTCACCGGTACCTTGTACCAAGTTAATTAAACTGTCAACTCGGATTCTTGGTTGAATGTGAGTATCGTGTGCTCTATTACGTAAGAACTCTAGCGTGGTAAGCAAATTAGCATCACCACGCCCGTCAGCTTCATCTTCGAGAACTTCGTCAATGTACTTGTCAAAATTCTCTACTATAATGTCACGAATACGCATTACCGTTTTTCTCTACCAACAACATTTGGTCCTGCTGCTGCATCTGTTGCAGCAAACTCGTCTGTGTCAAGATCACTTTCTGTACCATCCGGTGCTGACATTCCTGGTGGTGCCATTCCTGGTGCACCAGCTGCTGGACCCATGCCCATTGGTTGTGCTACCTGCTCACCGGCTAAAGATCTAGCCGCATTATCAGCTGTACCTCTTGCTGAACTCAGTTGCTGTGACATATTTGCTAACAATGGTTCTACTGCTGCTTTGAATGCATCAGCTTGTTCCATGCCAATTTGATCGCGGATAGTGTCCAGCAGTGCTGGCATTTGCTCGTTTTGCATTTTGCTAACTTCTTCTAGCATGTCCTGAATACTGTCAACCATATCCTTAGCAGCAAGGATAGCTTGACTCTTGCCCATTTCGCTTTCCATGATCAGCTGTTGCTTGTTTTCTACCATCCAACGATGTAGGCCTTCACGCACCATCAAAAGCTGCATGTATTTGGAATTTGTTTCTGCTACATGAATGCCATGGCTACGTTTGATTTGATCTAAACTTTCAGTTAGTTCACGAGCCAAAACGAATGCTTTTGGAAAATTCAGTTTGTCGTAATCAATCGTGACTCCGAAGCGACTTTCCATAACTTTATTAATTTTTTTGCTAGTTGGCTTAACGCCCATTTCAGTTAATCTCATAGTGGTAATTTCCCAAAGTTTAAGTATTTAGCCGAAATTAAAGTTTTTTTCAAAATGTTTAATACAGCCTTACGTTGTAATTTAGCATCTATGCATCTATTTAATACCGCAGCTGATTTAACTAAATCTTGGGTTTTTGATAGTGTATATTCATACTGTACAATATTCAAATCTAAACGTCCGAGCTTTGTATCTAAATCTAATAGTGTTTGTGCTGATTCGTATTTTTGCCGTACTTCGCTAACACAGTAAATGATAGCTGAAGCTTTTGATGTAAAATCGTGTATGTGGCGTCCATCAATTTTTTCTACAGTCCAGCAAGCAGAATGTACTCCGGTGATACGAAACTCCCCAACAAAAAACCCATGATCATTGATTGGAATGACCACGGGTTTGTTACGGTATTTTTTAAGTTCTTGTTTGGTCCAGTTTTTAAGATATGATGTACTAAAATCTACAAATGCATTTTGTACCTTTATGAAATCAGCTTTTTTTCCTGTAGTAGATTTTCCCATTTTCGTTTTTTCTAAATAAAACATCTTTGTTTACCAATTGGTTAGCTATCAAAGACTGTCTGTGTGACATGTCTTCTTTGGCAATTTGCTTTTTTTCGTCAAATTGCCCCAAAACATCTGCTTCTTCGTTGGTAATTGGTATTCTAATTTTATTTACTAGTTCTACAATCTTCATTATTATTTTAAAATAAGTTGTACAAATACCATTATCAAGCCAGTTAACATTGCTACGCCAAATGCGGTGCCAACGGTAATCAATTGTCCGCTACTTTTATTGGTAACCTCAACAGCTGATTCTGATATTTTTGTTCGTATGATGATGATATGTTCTTCCATCGCGGTCATACGATGTTCTAGTTTATCTAATTTATCTTCCAAGCTTCGGTATCTTTCAGCACATAAATCCACGTGCGCTCCGAGGCTGGTTCTTTCGCTTTCTGCCATATCACTCTTTCGTAAAAGTTAGAGGGTTCTGTGTTGTTGTCTAGATTGTGTGCCATGAAAAAATGCCTTAATGATGCCAGTGGGTTAGACAGTATTTAAGTTGATACGACCTTTCATAAAACATATGTTTTTTATGGCACCATATGGGTAAAAGATTGGAAGCATAAATCTGGCAGTTTCTTCTAATCCGCATATAACAGGCACTTTTGTAAAGGCTTGATCCAGTCCAGCAACAGGATCATCATCAACTTGAAAAACGTCCTCGTGGTCAACACCAAAACTAAAAATCCAACATCGCTGTTCTCCATGGTACATTTCAGGAAAAACGGTTGTTTCGTCAATTACGACTGTTTTACAGTATGGCCCTTCAACTAACTGAGGTTGAGCTTTGATTCCTATACACTGTAAAACTGTTTCCCAATTGCGCTGCTGGTTCCTTGGAATTTCGTCAGCAGTGGTGTGTCGAATAACTCCGGTTGCAGTAATATCAACTAATGTGATGCCGGTATAAAAGTACATATAGATATTTATAGTCAACAAAAAAGGCAGAACAAGTCTGCCTTTGTTTGTACTAATTTATATTAGATTAGCTAACTACAAAACTTGTACCGTTAGTTACTGTGGCGCTGCCTAGGTTAACTGACCCTTTTCTAGTACCAATTGCTTGGATGGCTGTTTGTAATACGCTTGCGTCTGGCGCATTGACACCATCGCAGCACAAGCTGATAGCGCCCGATGTTGGGTGTGCGTAGTAAGCTAGTACTGGTGGAAACACTTGAATGATTGCTTCAAATGCTTCGTTGGCTGCATCATCTTCAGACGAAAGGTTCACACCTGCAGCGACAACATAAAATACCACACTCTGGCCAACTTCGGTATATTGAATACCGTTTAGTACGCCAGTTAAACCTGCATAGTTGTAGCCTGCGCTACGATCAATTCCGATTGCCATTTTGTTTCTCCTAAATTATTTGCGTGACCGCATGTTAATATTTATCCTGGCCATAAAAAAAGCAGCCGAAGCTGCTTTTTAAACACTCAATGTTAAATTAAGCTAGTTTGATACCGCCGGTGCTAGTTACTGCAGCAGCCGATGGGCAAACATTACCATATGCTCCGATGTTACCAGCACTACCAACTGGACCTAAAGCACGAATAACATTTTGTAGACTTGTATCGCTGTCCCAACCACTGCGCTCAGTGATAACGCTTAACTGTGCTGTTGCACCAGTTGCGTCAACTTGATATGCTAAAACTGTGGCATTTGCTGCAACTGCTTTTAGTAGTGTGTCAACTGCACCAGTAACACCTGCTCCGCTTGGGCCTTTTAGTTCGTTTGCTAGGTTAGCTGTAATACCTAGTGTAGTAATTTTGTAAGCCTGGATTGGGCTGTTGATACCTGTGTTGATAATTTGTGCATTTGCATTTTTTGTGTAGCCATCACCAACGTTATTAACTAATTGGGTATCGCCGCTTACTCTTGTGACTCCGATTGCCATGTTGTTTCTCCTTAATAATTTGCGTTTACCGCATGCTAATATTTATACCAAAGAGAAAAAAATTACAATCTTCCTTGCACATTTGCGGTAGAAAATACACCACGATTTACTAGTTTTATAAATCCGCTGGGAGTGTTAACGACAAAACCTTCGCCTTTTGGTACGCCATTTACATACTGCTCAACACCTTGCACTTGAGGTTCTAGTTGTTCTAAAATAGCCAGTTTTAATGCATAAATTGCCACATAAGCAGCATCCATTGCTTCCATAACTGGACGATTTTCTTCTGCTGCAACAATAGCAAACTGTGGTTTTGTAATGTTATTTGCTAACCAATTGGCGTCCGCTGCTTGGCCGGTGTATTTTCGATTATAGTATGTTTGTAACTTGGCCACAGTTGTTTGAGTTAATTTACTCAAAAAATCGTCGCCGTTTAATTGTGCGAATCGTTGTACTGCTGCTTGAGCCGCTCGAACCTGTTGAACCGGCTCTCGAAGTTTGAACCTGTTTCCCATAGTGCCAGTTAGCACTGTTATGTATTGATTGGTCTTTGCCAATCCTCCTGATCCTTGCATGGATGTTTTGCCAACTAGTTCTGTTCCCTTGGTTGTCTTTTCTACATCAGTACCAACGGTATGCACTGCCAAACCAAATGATCTACCTTGAATTTCTTTCCCAACTGGGCTATCAATTTTTACTCGATACTGAACTCCGTAGGGATTGGCTTGAAACACAAAATATCCGTTATCCGTTGATACTGGTTCAGTCCACATAACATCGGCCTGTACAAACCCTTTAAAACCAGCTGGGACTATACTTGCTACTGCATCGAACATGTTGGCTAATTTTTGACCAACATCCATATTCTTGCCGTTTTGTGCAAAAAAGTTTAGTAAGTCTTGTCCCGAAGTCGCTTGTCCGCCAGGCATGGCAATATATTCTTTGTAATTCATTGTGAACATGCCGTTGGCTGTTCTGCGTCCAAATATGATAGACGGGCTTCCGTCCCATTTGATGCTGACAATAGTGGGATTGGATATTGCTGCCAACATACCGGTTATGGCATCCGTGGCAGCTTGACTGCCGTTGAGAATAAAATCTTCCGGGTGCGGTGTTCTGATACCTTCAGTTAGTGTTGTTATAAATTCTAATAGCATTATACAAACTTATTTGAGTATTTCCTAAACCACCTGGCAGTTCCCGGTAGTGGTGCTGCTTCTGGTAACTGAATATTACTTTTAGATAATGTTTCTCTTGCTGCTGCAATCAGCTGGTCGTAGTTGGGTCTTTTACTAACAGCGTCCAGAATATCGTCGGCTGTGTTTAACTTGGCAACTGGTATGCCAGTAACATCACTTAGTTTTTTAGCTGATCGTCCATCTTCAATTGTTTGATTGGTTACCCTATCAACCAATCCATGTTTGTAACTCCATTTTAATCCTGGTTGTAATGCCGATACAATGCTGGCCAAAATAACATGTCTACTCATGCCAGTTAACTTGCTTTCTTCTGGTGCTCCTGACATGCTGAATGCTTGCCAAGCAGGATCGCCAAACATCAGATCGGCTTGCACAAAACCGTTGCTGGGGTTGCCGGCAATGGGTGCTTTTACATGAACACTGTCTCCGGATTTTTTGATATCTTTGGCGTCTACACCTTTTGCTAGTAAAACTTTGATTAGATCTTCTTTGGTTGTGCTGGTTTCATCTACTGCTAGGTCAAGGTCACCAGAACTGGATTTTCTACCTGTAGTACCTAGCCAATTTTCTGTAGGAAAGGCAATTCCGGTCGCAGATTCTATCCATTTTATTGTGCTGGCAACGTCATCACGATTGATGCGTTGCGTCAGCGGTGTACCATCTGCGGCTTTAAAAATATTTCCGCCTTCGTTGAGTTGCATCACTTTTTCTTTCTCGTGTATCCAGGTAAGTCAACTGGGGTATTTTTAGTAGTGGCCATCTGGGATTGACCCGACGGTCCACGTGCCATACGTTCCAGGCGGTCAACATCTCCGGGTATAGCAATTCTTGCTCCTGTTTCATCGTACCAATTACCGCCATATTTTGTCACGTATTGACCTGATGGCATTCGTACTTGAGCAGGGGCCGGCTGAGCTGCGGCAGGACGAGCAGGTGCCGGTTGAGCGGGATCACCAAACACATCTCTTGCTAACCGTCGTTTGCCTCTAGTGACACTAGCTTGTTTAACTTTTGCCTGTTCTTTTCGTCTAAGTTCTACATCTTGTTGCTGGGCTATCTTTGCCTTATAGTCTACTAGAGCTTTCTGTTGTTGCGGGGTTAACCACCCCAATACACCTGGTAAGATTGATTCCGGATTATCTCCATATTTTTCTTGTGATGCTTTAGCAAGCTCTACTTCGTCAGGCTCTAGTTTGGTTCTTTCTTTTGGATCTAAAGGTCTCTTTGTTTGCTTTAAAGTCTGTAGTGTTGTTTGCAATTGCGAAGGCAACAAAGCCTTGCCAAAACTTGACGCAAACCCTTCATGTACGATATCTTTAATTTTCACGCTTGAATCTCCTAACACCGCGAGCGAATTTGGCAGGATCTTGTGCTCTGATACTGTTAAGCAATCTGCGCTCTAGTTCAGCTGCTTGCTCACTATCATAGTTTTCTTTGATATAGTTGATCAAATTGATAGCACCCGAGATAACATGCCCAGCACGACTTTCCACCAAATTTTCACGATCTTTCGTGACTGGCATGTGTGCAAGTTCATCTAAGATACTACGGGTACGCTTTTGCAAGATTTACTCCAATATTATCTATTTATTCAGCTTTGGACTTTAATCCTGCTAGCATCTGCTTGAGCTTGGTACTGTCAACATTACCAGCAATTTTGCTCTCGATGTCAAATCCAGCTTTGGGTTTAGCAGCAATCATCGGACTAACTGAACTTGTGCTCTTGATTTGATCCATAATTGCTGACGGTTTAGCTCCATATCCGCCGTCATTGCTGTCTAGTCCCGGGTCAGTGATACGCATGGTTTCGATGTTGTATTCTAAATCCACTTTCATGCCCACGCCTGTACTGCTACGACTTTTCATACATTGTATTTGATAGCGGCCACGCTCTTTCATGGCCCTGCTTGTAAAGATACCAAACACGTTATCTGCTGTGTTAATCTTGGATATACCACCTGAAATATGACTATGGTCAAATTCCACTTCTTCCACTGCACTACGATTCAACTGCGAAGCAGTTACCATTAACATACCCAGTTCTTTGGCCAAGTTACGCAGTTCTTCACTCACATATTTGTCTTTGACAAACAGGTCATTTGGGCTTACTTTGGCACTTACTGGCATCAACAAGTCCAAGTAGTCAATCATGATAAAGTCAACAGTACGTCCTGTTTGGATTTGATATTCTTTTAAATATGCACGGATATCATTGATGTTGCTTTGTGCCGGTAATCCTTTGACTTGATATGTGCCTGACTTCTTGCCTACCATTTTTACTTTAAGTGTAGTAGTGTCAATGTCCTTGCGAATGTCTTTGGTACTCATGTTACTCAACATGGCATCAGTACGAAGACTAGTTAGCTCTTCACTCAGTTCCAGTGTAATATAAACACCATTCAATCCTGCTTGTAGCCAGTTCAGGGCAATGTTCATCATCACAAGCGATTTACCAGATCCTGAGCCTCCGGCAAAGATGTTTAGTTCTCCTCTACTAAACCCACCGTACAACAGTTTGTCAACGCTGGGCCATCCTGTACTCACTTGTCCACCTGCATTAAAGTATTTGTTAATACGTGCCGCTGGATCTGCAAAATAATCTGTACCCATATCCTTGGTCAAACTGATATGTACTGCATCCTTGATCAACTTTTCTACAGGATCATATTCGCCTTTTTCGATCATGTCCGCTGCTTGAAGAATTGCTCGTTCTAATTCTTGCCTACGACTAAAACTTTCAAATTCAGTCAGGAACCAATCGTGATGTCCTCGATCTAGATTTGGTATTGATCGCAATTCTGTACCAGTTACTGCTTGAATTTGATCACGTGTGGGTAATGTGCGATGATCATCACTGTGCCGCTTGATGAACTCAGCAGTAGAACGCAAACTACGATCAAAATTTTCTGCGTTAAATATGTTCTGAACACGCACATAGGTGCTGGCGTCTTCCAACATCATTTCTAAAAACAGTTTCTGAATATCAGTGTTATAATCTTTCATAGGGGCTTTTTATAGTAATTTAGGACAAACAAAAGTGCAATATCTTAATTTTTTTTCTTCGATAGTTTCGTAAAATTCTTTTAAATTTTCCAAAACTTGTGTAATTGTTGTTTTACTTATATCGTATTTGTCTTTATTTTTGTAAAATTCGCTAGAGTAATAAAATCTACTATCGGCTACTACACAGCAAGGAACATAAAATCCATCTGCCATGATAAAATGTTCGTTGTTATTTTTTTTACACTTTGCATCAATTTCTATATTTGATGTTGTGGACCATTGCAAAACATGTTCAGATCTTTTATCAACCAAGGAAGTTGGTTTCAAGGGATCATCGTCTCCGCTCCATCTGCTGCTGGGGTCTAAATAAAATTTATACATTCCCAAATCTGTAGATATTTTTTTTGCTTGTTGTATATTATTTTCATTAAAAGCAAAAGGTATAAATTTCCAAACTGATCTGGTTGTCTTGACTGTTTCTTCTATTCCAACTTTGATAGATTGCCAGTCAGCATTAATTCTGTATTTTGTAAAATTTTCAGGAATTCCATCTATAGCAAATACAACTGCATCGTTTTTATCTAATAGCGAACATATTTTCTTCCACCAGTCTCTGGATTTATAACTGCCATTGGTTTCAATTGTGACCAATCCTCCATTTTGTTTGATCCACAAAACTAATTCAAATAAATCATTGTAGTATATTGGATCTCCTGAGGTTCCGCTAATTATAAACATTTTTTTGTTAATATCAACGTCAATAAAATTTTTTAAATGATCCAAATTTAATTGTTTATTGACCCATTTACTTGGAAATTTATCAATAAAGACTGTCCTTGGACATTTTGAACATTTTAATGTGCATATATTTGTTGGTTCTAAAACAAAGCCAGTAAGTTGTTCAAGCATACAATTTTTTCTTTTTAAGTTCAATTTTAAGACGACTAGTTTCTCTTGCAGCAAGAATACTTTTTAATACAAACAATTTACCATACTTGACAACTGCTTCATTGATATCTTTGCAAGTTTCCTGCCATACAGGAAAACTCACAGTCCATCCTGCTTCAACAGCACGATCAACAAGTTTTCTACCTGCACGGTCAGTGTCCGGAACAATGATCACTTCACGCTGTAGTCTGTCAATTTGATCAACCTGCACATCAGATATTTCAGCACCACTGACACTGACTCCATCAATGCTCATGGCATCAAATGGTCCTTCACATACTATAACAAATTTACTGTCAGGCCGTTGCATGTCTAGATTAAACACAAAATCTGCAGGATGACTGCTCCAATACTTGGGCTTTATACCATCTGCAATTGATCTAGCAGTGTAACCTACTATTTCTTTTTTATAATAATATGGTATTACAATTCTGCGATGCAAGTTGTATGCTTCTTCCGGAGTCCAGAAAAAATTGTACCGGTTGGGATCAATTGATCTACGGTGTACATATTCTATACCGGCCAATAACTCAGCAGGTACATTGTTGTAGTCGCCGATGCTGTAAAAATTTGCTAGTTCGACTACATTTTGTGCTTGCTCAGGTAATGTCCTGGCTTCATATTTTATTTCTTCTTCTGGAACCCGTTCAAGTTCTTCAGGTGCCACTAGTTCTCGTAATCTGACTGCTTCAATTACTAGTCTGCGTACAGTTAGATCATCTGCTCCTAACCAGGCGAGAAATTTACGAAACTTGAAAGTTAAATGACGTCCAGGAACAAAACTGGCTTTGAATTGGCAATTAAAGCAATGATAACTTACAGCGCCTGCGTTTGTTTTGATACCACCTCTACCTCTGGTGTCCGCACTTTCGCCATTATGTACACAGCAAGGTGCATTAAAACTGGTCCAGCCGTTCTGGCCCGTTTTTTTGCGGGCAGGTAACAACTGCAAAACTGTTTGCTGGATAGAATCTAACATCGTGTTATTATATACTAAACTTTGACTTTTGCCAAACGCAATGAAGTCAAAATTTGAATATACATCCAGCCAATATCAAACTCAAACCAGCGACGACTTAATCTTGCACTGGCTGGATCTAGATGATGATTGTTGTGCAGCTCTTCCCCGCCAATAACGATACCCCATGGAGAGATGTTGGTACTGGTATCTCTGGTTTCACCGTTGCGATAACCCCACCAGTGCCCGATTCCGTTGATAACTCCGGCCGCCCATAGTGGTATCCACAGCATTTGTACCAACCATACTATGGCACCCACCCAACCAAAGACGGCAAGGTCGAGCACAAGGCAAAGGCCAATGCCAAGTCGGCTGTGAGGCGTGTATATGCGACGCTCGATCCAATCATCAGGAGTGCCACGACCGTAAGTATCAACCATTTCCGTATCTTTGCTTGCCGCATGATATA